TTTTAAAAATAATTATAAATATGATTTCATTTTATGTAAACAAACAATTATAATATGAATGTTGATATAGAAATTTACCTAACTCAGATATTTACATTTTTCCAAAAAAATAAAGAAGAATTAGAAAAATTAATACCATTTATTAAGAAAGATATTTTCTTTGAAAAAGTTAGAGCAACTAGTTATTTGAATCATAAAAATGGGGAAAGTTTTGTTTTAACAAAAAGTCAAATTATTGAGATTTGCGTTGAATTAAATAATCCCAAGAAGCAAAACGATCCTTTAAAGAATGTTAGATATTTTGATGGACCTTTTGGAAAAATAAATTTGAATTAGATTTGGAAAATAGAATTGGATGATATATCTTTGCAGCATCAAATTAATCAAAAAAAACAAACAATATGAACACATCACTAAATCTTGAAGTACTAAAGACATCAGTTCCTGCAATCTTTGCTGAAAGACCAGACCCTAAAATGTCCAACAGATACAACTTTGCTAACTCAAAAGTAATTTTGGAAAAATTGGTTGATAGCGGATGGCAGATAAATTCTGCAAAACAAGTTGGAGATTCAGATTATTCTGCGCACCAAGTTATTTTAAGACATAATGATTTTAATAATGTTGGCGATGTCCTCCCACAGATTATGTTCAACAATTCCCACAATGGAACATCAAAAATGGACATCTCAATGGGAATTTATAGGTTGGTGTGTTCAAATGGGTTGGTAGTTCCAGCATCAGTTGCTAACAGCATTTCTGTTAAACATGTGGATTTAAACACAGACTTTACCGAAGTGATGACAAATGACTTCTTCTCAAAAATCCCCTTAATCTTCAACAGAATGGGAGAAATGCAACAAAGAGTATTGGGTCAAAGAGAAATTGAGGAGTTTGCGCAAAGAGCAATTAATATTCGTTTTGATAAGTCAGCCAATAATGTTGATTTTGACCAAGTTTTAAGACCTTACAGAGAGGAGGATCAATCAAATGACCTCTGGACAGTATTTAATCTTGTACAAGAGAAGGTAATCAAAGGGGGTCTTAAATTCAAGAACACAAATAGAAGGTCAAAGCCAATTGTCAATTTCATTAATGACAACAAGTTAAACACCCAACTTTGGGAGATTGCTGAAGAGTATTTAGTGGTATAATAAACTACCCCCTATCATAAATGTTTGGTAGGGGGTTTTCTAAAAAAAATAATATGGAATTTTTAACAAAAATAAAAAACAAATTAAGTTACGATTTAAGTAAAATATCTCTTTCCCATAGATTTAAATTAGATTTATTTATAGGAGAAATAGTTTATATTGATATGTATGATAATGATAAAATAAGAGAAATAGTATATTTAACAAAAGCAGGGTTTTTTATTCATTTAAAAGAATTTGCCCAAATGTATTGTGAGTATAATGTTACAATTTATTTTAACCCAGTTAATTTAGATGAGATTAAGTTCTATATAAATAATTTAAATAAAAAAAACAAAAATTTATGAAACTAGATATTATAGTTTATACAATGGAAGGTTGTTCGCATTGTGAGAATTTTAAAAAATTGCTTGATGAGGCAAATATAACTTATTATGACAGAGATGTATTTGATTATCAAGAAGAATATGATATGTATGTAAAAATAACTAAAAGTGAGTTTATTCCATCATTATTATTAATTGAAACGGATGATGATAATAATGAAAAAAGTATTTTCTATGCTGCGGATAGAGATTTCATTACAATACACGAAGGTTTAAGTTTGCTTAAAAAACATATTATTTAACACTTTCATATATTTATATTAAAATAAATTAATGAGAAAAGTATTGATAAGTGAAAATCAATTTAAGAAATTGGTGCAGAGGGTTTTAATTAATGAAGATGAATTTGGTTCATACGAAACAGCCGTAGCAGGTACAAATAAGTCACCCATTGCTCATAGTGACCTAAGTACTAAATATGGATTACCTTATGGTAAATATGAATTTTTTAATTATAAAACAACAGTAGGGGAAATTTTTAGATTATCTAAAGGCCCTGAGAATAAATTCTTATCTAGTTTTGTTCCAAATGAAAATATGGGCAAATATGATGATTACATATCAGTAGGATCAGCCTCATATTCAGCTGGTGACCCATATGCTGTTGATGCAAACAATACAAATGCATATAAGTCAGGTACATTTGTTTCTGATTTAATTAGTGAGAGTGATGTTATTATCGCAGCACATAATGGATTGTTGGCTGTACAACGTTTAATGCTGGAGTTAAAAAATATGCAGACTTTACCTAAAACTTTACAAGTTATTTTTGGTAAGTATCTTGAAAAAACAGAGCAAGATTCAGCAGCATCCGCAGAGAGATTAAAAGGTGGGGTGAAAGTTGAGATTCCTACTTCAGCATACGACATAACCCCGGAACTTAGAACTATTGCACAGTTAATGATTTGTTATTTAGATTATAGTAACACAGCACCATTCTGTAAGAAATATGTAGATTCTAAAACTAATATGTATAATGTATTAATTAATTTTATTCCCCAGGTTATTAGTGGGTATAAATTCTTACCTAGGGGGCAACAGAGTAAATTTGTTGAGTACCTCTCTAAAAGAGGCTTTGTCACTAGTTTAGAGTTACCAGAAATAAGACAAGTTCTTGATAAAATCATTTTGATGAAGGGTAAGATTTCAACTTCAGATGCAAACACAGAAATTGGTAAAATTAATAATGCTAGTGTGGTTAAACAAATATTAGCTCAAGTTGATGATTTAGTAATTAAAATTCAAGCACAAATATTAACCACATATATAAATAATTTAACATTATATGTGAAAACGTATTTTCAAAGCGCAGGTACTGATGAAATGGCTAAAATTAATAATATGAAGTTTAACAAGGTTTCAGCTTTTGATGCTTATAGTTTGATGTTTAGAAAAGAAACTGCTCCAACAAATGTGGAGCAGGGTGTTTATTCTCAAGAGTTTACAGCATTACCAAGCGTTAAAGAATCATAAAATCTGGGTTCGTTTCCCTTAATAAACTTGTATCTTCTTTATAATTTAAAGTTTCCTTAAAAATATCATTTTCCAAAAAATTGTATTCAATAGGAGACTTTAAATTAAATACATCGAGTATTGCTGACTTTATTGTTTCATTCAAATACTGGGTGTGTGGGCAATTAATATATATAATGTCATCATCATACTTTTCTGAATCGTATTTTATTTCAACACATTTGATATAACCAAGTTTTGTTACATTGTAGGCTATGTTCTTTAGATTGTAGAATACATTTCTTCCCATAGTGGGGGAATAACCATATGGAAAGTTTGACTTTGCTATGAAGCCTTCTAATACATTATTTTCATAATCCTTATCTGGATATATATTATTTTCTGTATTATAAAATGTGTAAGTTACTTTTGTTGGGGGAGTTAATTTTTCATTATATTCAATAATGTCTATGGTTCTAATTATTTTGACACCATCTAAAAAATCTTTAAATTTTTCATTAAACTCGTCTGTTATGGCAGCCATATCTAAAATGGTCTCAGAGTTTGTTTTCCCATTTATAACATAAAAGTTAACACAATCAGTTATTTGAATTTTGCAATTAAACTCTTTACCTATTTTAATGAGAATGAAATCAGCTAATAAATTACATATTCTAGTTTCTTTGCTTGGATAAGTTTGATTCATATTTTTATTTAAACATAGAAAATTTAAATTAAAATATAAATAAAAAATAAAGGGCATTTAGCCCTTTATCATTTTTTACCCTTTAATTTGTTTGCCAGAATAATACTTCTCAACAGTTTTTTTTATTTTAGTTTTCAACTGTTCCTCTTCAGCTAGTTTGTTTGCAACTTGTGCTTCAGTATTTTCTGCTTGATTTTTTTTACAACCACAACCCATAATTTTATTATTTTTGATATAGTAATAAATATATAGATATTTATAAATAACATAAAGTTAAATTGATTTTTTTTTTAAAAAAACCTATATTTTATGAATAAAAACAGAAAATTGGAGAATAGTAAAATAGATGGGCTTACTTCTGATTGGTTATTTAAGAAACCAATAGATTTTGAATACAAAAAATATATTTTGTTGAATTATGTTAAGAATTCAGAAAATAGATTAAATGAATTAAAAATATACCCAGACTTACAAGAGATAACTATTAACATAGTTAATATTGCGTCAATAGTTAAGGACAATAAAATAATTTCACTTAATAAGATTCTTAGTGATTTTGATGCTGAGATTAATTTAAGTGATTTTAAATACGACTTGATTCCAGACATAGAACCTAATGAACAAACTGAGGTAAACAAAACAATTAATTTCACCTATCCTAAATTACTAGATTTATTTAATTTTGCAAAATCAATATGGGCATTCGCTTTTGAAAATATTGATTTAAGAATTAAAAAGAATAAGCAATCTAGTTTGATAATAGGATATTTTTATTACTATTGTAAAAGCAGTAATTTATTGTGTTTGTATTTTTTTGATTTCACAAAGAACCAGAATTCATATAGTACATATAATGAATTTGAAGAAGTTTTTTATGATGTAATTGATAAGTCTATATCAATAGCTATTATTTTAAACTTAATAAAAAAACATAGTGGTGAAAATAATTATGTTATTTATGAGGTTAAAACTACAAAAGAATTTCCAGTAAGAGAAACGCTAATACCTATTGCAAAAAGAAAAATAATGTTGAAGAATAAACCAATTTTCACTAATAAAAAATATATAAATTAATATGGAAAACAATAACACAGTTAGTCACCCTAACTACTATGGCGGTAAAGATAATCCCTATGAAGTATTAAAAGTATGTGAGGCTTGGGGCTTGGATAAAGATGCGTATTTATTCAATGTTGTAAAATATGTTGCCAGAGCGGGGAAGAAGAATCCAGAAAAAGAAATTGAAGATTTAAAAAAAGCAATCGAGTATCTTGGGTTCAAGATAAATAAATTAACTTCAAGCGATATTTAATATTAAAATAATAATATGAATGATGAGATTATATTAGAGTTAGTCAATACACAAGTACAATTTAGATTCTTGCATTGGCAAACAAAATCATATGCGAAACATCAAGCCTATGGTGCTTTTTATGATAATTTAGATGATTTGATTGATAAATATGTTGAGGTTTGTATGGGCAAACATGGCCGCCCCAATTTTGAGGGTGGATTTACAATGGATTTTGAAGATATAAAGAGTTTCTCAATGCAAGAATATCTGGATGATTTCACAGAGTTCTTAATGAGTTTGTCGGAAAAATTAACACAAGGAGAAGACACTGATTTGTTAAATATCAGAGATGAGATTTTGGCAGAAGTAAATAAACTAAAATATTTATTAACATTAGATTAATGAGAAGAAATTTAATTAATGAGGGGGGTATTAGAGACATAAATGCCTTATCAAAAAGATATAAAGAAGCTAAAATATATTTCCACCAGGATCTTGATGGAGTCGCCTCGGCATTAGCTATGAAAAATTATTTAGAAAACAATGGCATCAAAGTTGTAGATTCAGAAATAATTCAATACGGTGATACTGAGTTCTCTGTTAAAAAACCTGATGCGTCAGGGGATGTTATGCCTGTATTGGTGGATTTTGCACATGGTAAACCAATGTTTAAGATACATACCGATCACCACGATAGTCAGATTGGGGTTGATACCAAGAAAACATCTGGACAATTTAAAAAAGCTAGGTCTAATGCGGAAACAATTTCACAAACAATTTCTAAGAGTGATTTGTTTAGTGATACTGATATTTTGATTATAAATACAGTTGACTCTGCCGACTTTGTTAGACAAGGGTTAACACCAAATGATGTTATTAATTATTTATTCAAATTTGACAAACTAAAAAGTGTTAGAGAGAATAAATTATTAATGGGTTTGGTTGCAAATAAATTGCTATTGGCTTTTAAGAACAAGAAAGGATTTCTTGAATATTTGGTTATGAATTCAAAAGCATCCATATTATCAGTATTAAATAATATAAAGAAATGGATGAAAGAAAACACATCTGAAATTCCAGCTGACCTACAAGCAAATGCTGAAAAGTATATTGAAAGTATGAAGGGTCATAAGAACGTTGAATTTAAAGATGGAATTATTTACCAATATGGTATGGGGACTTTAAAAGGAACTGGATCATATGATAGATATACATCATTTAAAAACCAACCTGATGCTGATTTCTTAATTATATATTGGCCTTTAGGATTGATTCAAGTTTCAAAAAATCCATTTAAACCAAACCCCAAGTATAGCAAATTACATTTAGGTGAATTGGCACAAAAAGTTATGGCACAATTTAAACCAATGCTGGAAGATAAATTAATTTTATTATCAACAATTAAATGGGTTAGTGAATCAAAAGCAACAGAAGAGAGTGTTGGTTTTACCTTTAATGATTTTTATGCCACTTATGGTGATAAATATTATACAAAAGAAGGTGCGCCAAAAACAAATGCGGAATTAAAGGGAATTATGGATAAGTTGTTTAGTGAATTAACTGAAGAGGAGAAAAAGAAATTAGATAATATTGCACTAAATGCCTGGGATTTAATTCAAGCAAATAGTGGGGGTCATCCAAGTATTACAAATATTTCTGGACTTAACTTTATTGGTAGGGGTGGTAGACCGCCATCAACTGAACCAAGAACGTATGCACCAAAATCAACTGAACCAAGAACATATGCACCAAAAACAAGCACCTACAAATCAGAACCAAGAAGTGAAACTCAATATCTGACATTAATGAAAGATATTGCAAGCAAAATAAAAACCAAATTAGAGAAGGAGATTTCTAGTTATTAAGATTTATAACATCACCTTCGTTAATATTATGTTTATCACAAGTGCCCCCATCTAATTCAAGAATCAAATTACCTTCACCACAATATGTTTTACACGGTTCTGCTGAACAAGGGGGGCAATTGTGGTGAATTTTTGTTATAACATTATCTTGAATCATTATTATATCAAGTGAGATAATGCAATTTTTCATCCAGAAACATGACCTGGGTGTATCCATTATGAATAACATTCCATTAAATGTTTCATCAAATCTTTTATTCATCATCCCCTTTTCTTTCTCTTCTCTGGATATTGCTAATTTAGTATTAAACAACAAATCATTTATATTAATTTTCATAGAATTATTTATTTAATAATAAATAGGTTTTAATTATTTTTTTTGTATATTTACAGAAACAAAAAAGGAAACTATGTTAGTGATTGGAGATATACATGGCAGCAAATTCTGGAAAAACATTGTAAATCAACATCTTGATGAAGATTATATCGTCTTTGTTGGGGATTATGTTGATACGCATAATGCTATGAGTAATACTAAAATGTTAAAGAACTTATTGGATATTATTAAGTTCAAAGAGAAATACCCAGATAAGGTAAAATTATTGTTAGGAAATCATGATATTCATTATTATTTTCTAAATAGTTCATATAGGGGTAGTGGGTTCAACTTTGATATGATGTTTGAGTTCAATACAATCTTCAAGAATAAAAAACATTTATTCCAAGTTGCCTTTATGTATAATAATACAATTGTTTCCCACGCTGGAATTACAAATAGATTATACCAATCTGTTGAGTCTGATTATAAAGATGCACTTGATTTGGGTTGGGGTGATGGGAATGAGCATAATACTATTGCTGACAAGTTTAATTTCTTGTTTAATATTAATAGCAAATATCTTTTCTATATTGGTGATGAGAGGGGTGGTTTGGATCCTTTCTCTGGGATTTTCTGGGCTGGTATGAAAGAATTATGTGAGGATTATTTGGTTGGATATAATCAAGTTATTGGTCATACGCATTTGGCTGAAAAAACAATCAAAAATTATGATGATATTACCTTAACCTTTATTGACACAGGTAATGAAAATGCCTATCATTTAGTAACTAAATAAAAAAAAAGATATGAGAAAGTATGTTGGTATTTTAGTAAAGCATAAAGAAGAATTCCTATTATGTAAAAGAAGCCCTAAGACTAAAAGTCTTCCGGGAATGTGGTCAATACCTGCTGGTAAGTTAGAAGTGTATGAATCAACTCATGAGGGTGCAAAAAGGGAATTTTTTGAGGAAACAAATATTAGTATTATTAATAAGAAAATAAGAATATTAGATATTATTGATAGATATTCAAGAGATGGTAGTAGGATTAATGGCCAGTTCTATGTTTTTTTATTGGAAAGTCCAGACAGATTAGTTCCAGATTTGGTAAATGCTATTGATGGTGATGAACATACTGAATGTGGGTATTTCATAGTAGAAGAATTAGATGGAATGAATATTGATGACAAACTAAAAAATATAATTAAAAGTTTGGTTTAAGATATTTATCTAAAAAATAAAAGTGAAACGAATTTTAATCACAGAAAGTCAATTAAGCCTATTAGTAAAAAGTGATAATACTGCACATGATACTGCACATGATACTGCACATGATACCATACAAGAATGCACAATAGCTGCTGTTAGATTAGACAATGGTAATGTCATTGCCAAGAATAGAGATAGGGGCTATCTTGCAAAAATGGAGGTTGTTCACGAGATTGTCAATGGGGTTGAAATGGTATATTGGAGAGATACCGAAACAGACTGGTCTGAAGGTATGAATGAATATGGTATTGGGATTGTTAACTCAAGTCTATTAGTTAGACAAGATGAGAAGGAGAGCAACAAAGTATTCAAATCCAAAAAAGTAAAAAATTCAAATGATGGAAAAAAGATTAGGCATGCTTTAAAATGCAAAAGCATAAAGGATGCTATTAAATCTGTTGTTTCCTATGATGCTGATGATCCAAAAAATGTTGGAATCAAAGGTCAGACCATTGTTGGTAGTCCAAAGAATATATATATTGTTGAATTAACAAGCAAGGACACTCCTGTTATTACAAAAATGGGGGATGAGAAAGTTGAGGTTAGAACCAATCATGGTATTGCTCACAAAAAAACTGGATACATTTATGGAATTAAAAAGAAATCATCCCACTCTAGGTTAGAGTTGGCAAAAAAGCATTTGCAAGATGCTGAAGAAGATATTGATGTTATTGATAAGATGAAAGAGCAATACAAGAAAAACAAATTCTTAAATCCATATAGAATGAAGAATATGTATAATATGCAAACTGTTGGACAAATAATGATGAATTTGGACAAAAAAGAAATTATAATAAGAATGGATAATGAGATGGGTGAATTTGTTGGTATAGATAATAAATTGCCAGATGATTATTCACCCAAAATAACTATAAGAATTGAGAGTGAGAAAACAAAGGGTAAATAATGGAAAGAGAAACATTAAAAAACATATTTGACTTCTTAAAAAAAGAAGAAAACAAAGAACACAAAGACAATGGAAGTATAAAGTGGAAATTGTTTTTTAATGAACCATTTACAAAGGAAGAATTAAATGTGGAGGGTGATTTAGATTTACGCAGTTCAAATATAAATTCACTACCAGAAGGATTAAAAGTTGGTGGTGATTTGAATTTGACCAATTCAAAAATAAAAAAATTGCCAGAAAGGTTGAAAGTTGGTGGGATACTAGCGTTAAATCGTTGTGAAAATATAACATCACTACCAAGAGGATTGGAAGTTGGGGCTTTAAATTTAATGCTATCAAAAATAAAATATTTACCAGAAGGATTAAAAGTTGATGGGTTTTTAATTTTATTAAACACAGAAATAACATCACTACCGAAAGGCCTAGAAGTTGGGGGGGATTTGTTTTTGCGACACCTAGATATAGAAACATTACCAGATGATTTAAAAGTTGGGGGTGAGTTGAATTTATCTTATTGTGGTAAATTAAAGTCATTACCAGAAGGATTGGAAGTTGGGGGTGATTTAAATTTATTTAATGCAGTAGGTTTAAAATCATTACCAGAAGGATTAAAAGTTGGGAGGGATTTATATTTACAATATACCAATATAAAATCCCTACCAAAAGGATTGGAAGTTGAGGGTGATTTAATGTTGGGGTATTCAGATTTAAAAACGCATACCAATACTAAATTAAAAAAAATGATTTATCCTGGTTTTATAAAAGGTAAAATAAAACGATAATGGAAAAAGGAACAATAAGAAGCATATTCAAATTCCTTGAAAATGAGGATAATAGAAACACACCAATTGTCTGGAAATTAATTAATAATGAACCATTAACAGATGATGAATTAAATATTGAAGGCAATTTGAATTTGACTGATTCAAAAATAACACAATTACCAAAAGGTTTGAAAGTTGGAGATAATTTGAATTTATTAGGGTCAATAATAACCTCCTTACCAGAAGGATTGGAAGTTGGGGCTACTTTAGATTTATCATATTCAGATATAAGAACATTACCAGAAGGTTTGGAAGTTGGGGATAGTTTATGGTTAATTGGGTGTTGGCTTATAACCTCATTACCAAAAGGTTTACATGTTGGTGGTGATTTATATATTTTCAGAACTAATTTTACAAACTTATCAGATGATGAAATAAGAGATATGATTAAACCTGGATTTATAGGGGGAGAAATATATAGAACATGATAAAAGACACATTAAGAAGCATATTCAAATTCCTTGAAAAGGAGGAAAATAGAAGCACACCAATTTTCTGGAAGATATTGAATAATGAACCTATTGAACAAGATGATTTAATTGTTAATGGTGATATAAATATGGAATATTCAAAAGTAAAATCATTACCAGAAGGACTGTATGTTAATGGTGATTTGAGTTTATTTGGGTCAGAAATAAAATCATTACCAAAAGATTTATATGTTAGCAAAAACTTATATTTAGGTTATTGTGATAATTTAACTTCCTTGCCAGAAGGATTATATGTTGGGGGGAACTTATCTATAGCAAAAACAAATATAAGTTCCTTACCAAAAGGATTAAAAGTTGATGGTTTTTTGTTTATTCGTTATACACCTTTAGTTAATTTTTCTGATGAAGAATTGATAAAAATGATTAAACCAACAGATGATGTTGATGGCTATATTGATAGAAAAATAATAAGAGAATAATGAAAAAAGAAACACTAAAAAAGATATTTGAATTTCTTAAAGAAAATGAAAATCATAATGTGCCATTTTTGTGGAAACATGCTATTGGAGAGCCCTTAACAGAAGATGATTTAACAATTGATGGGCATTTGCTTTTAGAATACTCAAGGTTTAAATCATTGCCTAATAATTTGAAAGTTAAAGGTGATTTATCGTTGTATCATTCAGCAATAGAATCAATACCAGAAGGTTTGGAAGTTGGTGGAACTTTGAACATATCAGGTTCTAAAATAACCTCATTACCAGAAGGATTAAAAGTTGGTGAAAATTTGTTTATTGATGAAACAAATATAGCTTCATTACCAGAAGGATTGGAAGTTGGTGGTAGTTTGGATTTAACTAAAACAAATATAACTTCATTACCAAAAGGCTTAAAGGTTGGCATAAATTTATATATTTATACTAGAAAAATAGAATCATTACCAAAAGGTTTGGAAGTTGGTTGGGATTTATATATAGGCTGGACAGAATTAGAAAAATACACAGACAAGCAAATAAAAGATATGATTGAGCCTGGCTTTATAAAAGGAACAATACGTAGATCATGAAAAAAGAAACATTAAAAAACATATTTGATTTCCTTGAAGAAAAGGAAAACAAAAAACATAAAGACAGCAGAAGCCTAAAGTGGAAATTGTTTTTTAATAAATCCATTACAAAGGAAGAATTAAATGTGAATGGTGATTTAAATTTAAAAGGCTTAAAAATAAAATCATTACCAGAAGGATTAAAAGTTGGAGGTGATTTAATTTTAATAGGCTCAAAAATAAAATCATTACCAGAAGGATTAAAAGTTGGAGGTGAATTGGATTTATATTGGTCCAGAGAATTAACTTCATTACCAAAAACCTTGAAAGCTGAAGGTGATTTGAATTTAGGCACATGCACAAGTTTAACATCATTACCAAAGGGATTTAAAGTTGGTGGTAGGTTAAATTTATCTCATTGCGAAAATTTAACATCTTTACCAGAAGGATTGGAAGTTGGGGGTAGTTTATGGTTAATTGAGAGTTGGGGTTTAAAATCATTACCAAAAGGATTATATGTTGGTGGTAGTTTACATATTCAAAGAACTAATTTTACAAACTTATCAGATGATGAAATAAGAGATATGATTAAACCTGGATTTATAGAAGGAAAAATATATAAATAATGGAAAAAAACACAATAAGAAGCATATTCAAATTCCTTGAAAATGAGGAGAATATAAGAGCACCATTTATGTGGAAATGGTTAAATAATGAACCATTAACAGAAGATGATTTACATATTAATGGTGATTTGGATTTAACATACTCAAACATAGAATCATTACCAGAAGGATTAATAGTTAGAGGTGATTTGAACTTAACTTTTTGTGAAAATATAAGTTCATTACCAGAAGGGTTAATAGTTAGATTTAATTTGATTGTAGAAGATTGTAGTCAATTATATTCATTACCTAAAGGATTGAAAGTTGGTGGCACTTTATATATTGGTACATCACCATTAGGTGAATATAGTGAAGGTGAATTAAGAAATATGGTTGGAGATGATGGGTATTTAAAGAGAATTCATTACCTTTAAGCCCCCTAACCACATAACAATCAGTATTTTATGCCCACAGAGGGAAATCAATTTCCCTCTGTGAAAAGCCCATCTAAAGAAGTTGTCGTTTGTTTGCTGGGGGAAAGATTTTATCTTTTAGTAAAAAGAATATGCCCCATATATGGATTATGATGACACTTAAATTCACAATGATTACTGGGTGGTCTTTTGTGTAAAAGCCATACACAAGCCAAACAAATGACCCTAATACATTAACTATCCTAATAGTTAGTATGTTTTTAAATGTGAAAGATACAATGGTTAGTATTGTGGCAATGAAGCCAATAATTTCAATTTTCATATTAGAATTTTAAAAAGTTAATTATATTAATTATTTTCCTCAATTTGCTATTTAGTTCATCAAGTTTTTCAGTGGATGAGGCCATATCATTTATAAGTTCTGTAAGTGCTGGTGTTGATGCAGATAACTTTGATTGCATATTAGTATTTGTTTCATTGATAATGGCTCGTTCTATATTGGTTAAGGTTATTAAAGTTTCCTCTAATTTAGCCTTTTCAATTTTTGACAAATTATTATCAGTTCTATTGGTTTCTACCAGAGAAATTGAATCATGTATTTCTTTCAATAAACTTTGCATACTATTTAATTTGTTTTGAAATAATGTTTATTTCTGTAAATGTTTTCATCAAATCTTTTATTTGATTTATATTATCTATATTTGAATTCTTGCTGTTCATTTGTTTTGCTAAAATGGTATGAGCTTCTTTTAAATTTGTTATACCCCCAATTAAACTACGCCTTAAAAGATTAATATTATCTAAATTTCTTTTTAACTGGATATATTCAAGATCGTTAATTGTTGTGGCATTTGGTTTTTGTTGTAAATAACTTAGGTAATTTCTTTTTACCATATTATTTTCATTTTCAATGATAGTTTTTAATGATTCAGATTCCAAATATTCTATCATATTATTTGATAATATTGTTATTAAGGTGTCTGATGTATTTATTATGTTAGTTAATTCTTTGTTCTGGTTATAACTAATATAATATTTACCAATAAGTAATCCAATTTTTTCAGATATCCTAATAATTTTAGAAGAATTTTCAAAATTATTTGTTAAAGATGTAAAGTACTGGATATCATCGCTTAATTGTTTGACATTTGAATCATAATCATTTACATAATTATTTGATGATATAATCATTAGCAGATTGGCGTAGGATCCTAATACTCTGAATGATGCATTAAATAATTTTTTATTTTTTACATCTATATTTTCTTGTGCGTGTATTCTATCTAGTTCATTTATATGGATTTCTGGTGTTATTAGGGTGTTAGCAAAATATACGCTTCTTTTAAGTCTTACATCTGATATGCCTTGTGAGAACTTTTCACCATATACTGGTAAGTCTTTGGTTGTCATACTAAATTCTTTTACCGCCATTTTTTTGGATGGGGTTAATGTTGCACAGCCTTGTAATAGAACTGATAGGATTAAAACATATTTTATCATTATTTTTTTTTTTCAATAAATATTTGTGGGTTTGATAAAATGGATTATCTTTGCAGAAATAAATAATGAATATGAAAATGGATTTGGCTTTGTTGGATAGATATGTTGGTGATGGGTTGTTGGTTAAGAATGAACACCCAGAATTGCCTTTGGTGATATGGAACTATTCCAGGGAAGTACAATATGGTGGTTTCTGGGATGAGATAACCATGGCTTGCAGGGGTCTTGTTACTGACAATTCCGGGGAGGTTGTTGCGAGGCCGTTTCCAAAGTTCAAAAATTATGAGGAATATTCTGCTGATGAAATACCAAATGAATCTTTTGATGTTTTTGAGAAAATGGATGGATCTTGTGGTATAGTATTTTTCTATGCTGGGGAGTGGCACATAGCAACTAGGGGGTCTTTCACATCTGACCAAGCAAAAATGGGAAGGCATATGTTTGTTAAATATCCTATGGAAAAATTGGATATTAGAAACACTTACGTATTTGAGATAATAGACAAACGGAATGTGATAGTTGTAAATTATGGGGATTATGAAGGGTTAGTTTTATTGGGGGCATTTAATACTGCAAATAATATTGAGGTTGATAGAACTGAATTGGAGGCTCTTGAAGGGTTTGATTTGGTTAATAAATATGATGGGGTTAATGATTTTGCTAAATTAAAAGCCATCATACCTAATGATGCTGAAGGATTTGTCATAAGGTTCAAATCTGGAATGAGAATGAAAATAAAGGGAGAAGAGTATGTTAGATTACATAGAATATTAACCAACATATCCACTACTTCTATTTGGGACGTATTGAGGTCTGGGGGCAATTTCTCTGAATTGTTGGATAGAATACCAGATGAGTTTGATGGGTGGGTTAGAGAGACTGTAAGGGGGTTAAATGAGGATTTTTCCAGGATAAAAGAGGATCACTTAAAAATCTTTGCAAGGCTTGAAGAAGAATGTTTAACCAGAAAAGATTTTGCAATAAGGACAAAAGAATATGCTTATCCTTCCATATTATTTTCTATGCTTGATGGGAGGGATTATGAAAAATACATATGGGATTTGGTGAAGCCAGATTTTGCAAAGGCTTTAAATAATAATTCACTTTTTTTGAAAAGATATTTGGAAATGTGATTGGGGTATATTAACTTTGCATCATCAAATTAACAAAAACCAAACAAGATGTCATTAAGCGAAAAAATTACAAACTTGCTTGCAGATAAGATTGAATTTAATCCATCTGTACCACTAAAAATCTTAAAACAAGATAAGTTGTTCTGTTTCTCAATTGGGTTAACAAAAGTAATGAATGCAGATAATAAGGGATTATTATTAAAAGTATCTGCTATGAAACATAAAGGTTTGGTTTTAATTACCTTAAATGATGATAACACTTTATACACTATCTATTTGTTAGATAATTTGGGTAATTCTGTTAAAGGAGAAATACAAGATGTGAGTGGGGAAAATTTAATACAGGCACTTAATTACTCAATTCAAATAAATAAAATGGTTTGAAAAAACATTTGGAAATGTGATTGGGGTATATTAACTTTGCATCATCAAAATAACAAAAACCAAACAATATGAAAATCATAACAGCCATCAAACCTTTGCTTGAAAACAAATTAGAATTTAATCCAACCGAGACTATGGGTTGGCTCACTTACAACCAACCAGTGTTCTGGTCCTTTGGGGTATCAAAAATGATAAATTTGAGCAACAAAGGTCTATTATTGAGAGTGTCTGCTCGTAGGCATAAGGGATGGGTTCTGATTACCTTGAATGGTAGCGATTTATATGATGTTTATTTGGTGAATACTTTGGGTAAGGTCAAAAAAGAAATCAAAGATGTATATTGTGATGGTTTGTTGGATACAATAGACGATTCGATTGAAAGAATCCCCGAGTATGTAATTTAGTGTTTAAAAGAATCAATGGGTGAACCACACTTCCACAAGTTGCTGATAACCAGGCTTGTGATAAGAATGGCTTATGTGTGGCTTTGACAATAGCCTAACCCAAAAAATAATGGAAAAAAGATTTGGATAATTCATTCCTTTGCTTTAAATTTGCATCAACAAAAAAACAAACAACATGGCACATAACATTAGAGTAATTTACAAGAACGAAAATTTAATCAATGAGAACTTTGCGGATAAAATCCAGTTCAAGTTGTTTTTGAAAGCAATCCACGGATCCTTGCAGTTGAAGAATACTCTTCAATTTTTTAATGGGAATGACTTCCTAGTCAATGTCCCTTATAAGATTTTATCCAAATGTGTCATCTTGACAAAAGTAGAAGAATATACAATCACAGACCATTTAATTAACAAATCAAAGATGGAAAGTTTAGTGGATTAGTTATGAAATGCCCCTGCCCAAATTTCTGGGTGGGGGTTAAAAAAATTGTATTACACTTGCATCAAAAAAAAAATAAAATGTCAAGAAAACTAGCAACAATAAGAAAAATAGATGAGATTAAGCAAATTGAGGGGGCTGATAATATTGAATTGGCCATTGTTGATGGCTGGTCAGTTGTGGTTGCAAAAGACCAGAATTACTTTATTGGTGAATTGGTTGTATATTGTGAGATTGATTCTTTTTTACCAATAAGGGAAGAGTTTGAATTTCTCCGAAAATCATCTTATACCAAGATGTTGGATCAAGAGGGATTCAGATTAAAGACAATTAGATTAAGGGGTCAATTATCCCAAGGCTTGTTGTTGAAACTTGAGGTATTAAACTCAAAAACTGACCCAGAGATGGTGGTTGGCATTTCAAAGCAACCTTGGGGTGAGCAATTCCAACTTGGACCTTATGATAATGCATTACTTCTTGAGCCTGGGGTTGATGTTACAAATCTTTTGGGAATTATTAAATATGATAAGCCAATCCCAGCCAACTTACAAGGATTGGTTAAGGGTCAATTTCCATCATTTTTATCAAAAACAGATGAGGAGAGGGTTCAGAATTTGAAAGACGAATATATTGATTGGAGAAAAAATCATTTTGATTTTTATATCACAGAAAAATTGGATGGATCATCTGCAACATTCTATATTAATAATGGTGAGTTTGGGGTTTGTTCAAGAAATTTGGATTTGCTTGAAAGTGAGGATAATACTTACTGGAAGGTAGCAAGAGAAATGGGTATTGAGGAAAAATTAAGGGCATTAAATGCTAATGTTGCCATCCAAGGGGAGTTGATTGGCGAGGGCATCCAGGGTAATCCATATAAGATAAAAGGACAAACTGTCAAGTTCTTTTCTGGTTTTGATATTGACAAAAGGTCAAAAATGGATTATAGCGAATTAGCATTAATGATTGCAAGAATGGGGTTTGACATGGTTCCTGTGTTGAGTTTTATTTCTGGTTCATTCTTACCAGAAACTATTGAAGATTTGCTAAAATATGCTGAAGGCAAATCTGAATTGAATGATAAATTTGAGCGTGAGGGTATTGTTATTAGATCAACTGATAGTGTTATTTCATTCAAAGCAATTAGCAACAAATTCTTGTTAAAACAGAAGGATTAAATTTTTCTTATTCCTTATATTTATAGTATAATTACATAATGGAAAAAGAAACATTAAAGAACATATTTAATTTCCTTGAAGAAGAGGAGGGGAAAAAATCTAAACACAAATATGGGTTAAAATGGAAGTTGACATTTAATGAGCCATTAAATAAAGAATATTTGAATGTTAAAGGTAATTTGGACTTAAAGTCTTCAGAAATAACATCATTACCAGAAGGATTGAAAGTTGGGGGATGGATGTCTTTAGGTTCTTCAAAAATAGAATCATTACCAGAAGGATTGGAAGTTGGGGGTGATTTTAATTTAATGTATACAGAATTAAATTCATTACCAAAAGGCTTGAAGGTTGGTGGTATTTTATACATTTATGAATCACCATTAAAAGAATACACAGATGAAGAATTAAGAGAAATGGTTAAACCAGGATTTTTAAAAGGAGATATATACAGAGGATGAATAAAGAAACATTAAAGAACATATTTAATTTCCTTGAAAAGAATGATAACATAAAAACACCACTTATTTGGAAATTAAATAATAATAATGAACCAATAACAGAGGAAGATTTAAATGTTAATGGTCATTTATATTTACGATTCACCAATATACCTACATTCCCAAAAGGATTAAAAGTTGGTGGTAATTTGGATTTGGAAGATTCTTCTGTAGAATCATTACCAGATGGATTGAAAGTTGGGGGTTATTTGAATTTAAGAAAAACAAAAATAACATCATTACCAGAAGATTTGCAAGTTGGTGGTTATTTGGATTTGGAAGATTCCTCTGTAGAATCATTACCAAAAGGTTTGCAAGTTGGGGGCAGGTTATTTCTATCTCAATCAGAAGTAAATAACTTACCAAAAGGTTTGCAAGTTGGGGGTGATTTATTTATTAGGGATATGTCATTATTAAAATATTCAGATGATGAATTAAGAGAAATGATTAAACCTGGATATATAAAAGGAGATATAATTAGATAATGGAAAAAGAAGCATTAAAGAACATATTTAATTTCCTTGAAAAGAATGATAAGATAAAAACACCACTTATGGGGAAATTTATGAGTGAGATGTCATTAACAAAAGAAGAATTAAATTTTAAGGGTAATTTGAATTTGCATTTTTCAAAAATAACCTCATTACCAAAAGGATTAAAAGTTAAGGGTAATTTGGATTTAGATTATTCAAAAATAACATCATTACCAGAAGGATTAAGTGTTGGGATTGATTTGGATTTATCAAATTGCACAGAATTAACCTCATTACCAGAAGACTTGGATGTTGGGGGTAATTTATATTTATATGGTTGCACAAGTTTAACATCCTTACCAGAAGGATTGAAAGTTAATACTTTACAATTAGAAGCTTGCACAAATTTAACATTATTACCAAAAGGGTTAAAAGTTTTGGGACCATTAATTATTAGACATACTCCATTAAAAAAACTTTCAGATGCTGAATTAAAAGAAATGATTAAACCGGGGTTTATAAAAGGAAAAATATATAGATGATGGATAAAAAAACATTAAAGAGCATAATGCATTTTCTTGAAAAAGAAGATAATAAATCATCTATTAAATGGAAATTATTAAATAAAGAACCTTTTACAGAAGAAGATTTGGATGTTAGAGGTAATTTGAATTTAAGTGATACAAAAATAAGAACCTTACCAGAAGGCTTGAAGGTTAGAGGTGATTTGGATTTAGATGGTTCAGAAATAAGAACCTTACCAGAAGGCTTGAAGGTTGGGGGTTTTTTATCTTTAGCTGGTACAAAAATAACCTCATTACCAAAAGACTTACAAGTTAATGGTTTTTTATCTTTAGCACAGTCAGACATAGAATCATTGCCAGAAGGATTAAGTATTGGGGGAAGTTTGGATTTATCATATTGTAAAGAAATAACTTTATTACCAAAAGGGTTAGAAGTTGGTTGGAATTTAAACATAAGGGGCACAAAATTACAAAAATACACAGATGATGAATTAAGAGAAATGATTAAACCTGGATTTATAGAATGGACAATATATAGAGGAGGATGAAAAAAGAAGCATTAAAGAATATATTTAATTTCCTTGAAAAGAATGATAATATAAAAGCACCATTTATATGGAAATTGGAAAATAATATCCCATTTTCAAAAGAAGACTTAAAAGTTAAAGGTAATTTGCTTTTACAATATACAAAAATAACCTCATTACCAGAAGGATTAAAAGTTGAGGGCAATTTGGATTTAGATGGTTGTTATATTTTTAAATTTTTACCAAAAGGCTTGGAAATTGGGGGTTATTTATCATTAACCCATTCAGATATAAAATCATTACCAGAAGGGTTGAAAGTTGGGGGAAATTTAATTATTACAGATACTCCATTAGCAAAACTTTCAGATGACGAATTAATAGAGATGATTAAACCTGGATTTATAGAAGGAGAAATATTTAAATAATGGAAAAAGAAACAATAAAGAATATAATTGATTTTCTTGAAAAGAATGATAATAAAAATAAACCATTCAAATGGAAGTTATTAAATAATGAGCCCCTAACAGAGGATGAATTAACTATTAAGGCTGATTTGGATTTAGAAAACTCAAATATAACCTCCTTACCAGAGGGATTGATGGTTTTTGGGACTTTGGATTTGTATCGTTGCAAACAATTAACTTCTTTACCAGAAGATTTGTATGTTTCTATGAATTTAGAATTGGCTCAAACAAATATAACCTCCTTACCAGATGGATTACAAGTTGGGGGTCGTTTGAATTTAGCATCTACAAAAATAACATCATTACCTGAAAATTTGGATGTTGGTGGTGAATTAATCCTAAATGGTTGTACGGAATTAACCTCATTACCAGAAGGATTGGAAATACATGATGATTTATATTTAAGTAATTGCAAAAAATTAACTTCATTACCAAAAAAAATAATGGTTTGGGGTAATTTAGATTTAACTGGATCAGCAATTACTTCTTTACCTGAAGGATTGGAAGTTTGGGGTGAATTATTATTGGATGATACAAAAATAGCCTCATTACCAAAAGGATTGAAAGTTGGTAGATGGTTAAGTATATATAATACACCATTAGAAGAGTATTCAGATGAAGATTTAAAAGAAATGATATATCCTGGCAAAATAAAGCAGGGCATAATTAGAACTGGGGTTAACAGAATATATAGATAATGCAAACAAAAATAATAAACTTATTTGCTGGTCCTGGTGCTGGCAAAAGCACAATTGCTAGTGGGTTAATGTATGAATTAAAGAAGCAACACATTAGTGCTGACAATCCATACGAATTTCCCAAGAACCTAGCCTGGGATGAAAATATGGGAGCAATAAAGGATCAGTTCTATATCACAGCAAACCAGCATAGGAATATTGTGAGATCCTATGGTAAGGTTGATTTTGTGGTATGTGATTCACCCATCTTATTTGCTCTTGTTTATAAGGAGAAATATAAAAAAGAGGGAGATTTCATATCATCTTTATATGGCAAAGAATTTAATGCTTTTATTTTTAATCTATTTAATAGATACGACAATATAAATTATTTTCTGGAACGAAATTTAAATTCATCTTATGATGGGGGTGAGAGATTTCAGACATTAGAAGAATCAAAAATGATTGATAAAGAAATAAAAGATATGTTGAATTCATATGAGGTTAAGTATGAATCAATATATGTTGATGATAAAACAGTTGAAAAAATATTAAATCAAATCATATGAAAATTGAAATCACAGAAAAAGAAATACTAGATACCCCAAACGACCAAGAATTGGGGGCATTAATTAGAAGAAAATATTATGAATTAGTCAAAATCAAGAATTAACCATTCGTTGTTATTGGTTAGGGCAATTGCAGTTTTGTTTTCAACCCAGTCACCACTATTCATATATTCAATATTTGAAACTTTTTTAATGGTTGGGGTGTGAATATGTCCGCATATTATTCCATCGTAACCTTTTTTACTAGCAGCTTCAATTGCTTTTGTTTCAAATTTAAATATAAATGACATTATCTTTTTTACATTTTGTTTTGCAACTTTTGATATAGAATGATATGGTAGGTTTAGTTTTTCGCGTATTGCATTGTAGTATGTATTTGCTGTTAAAAGTATATCATATAATACAGAACCAACATAATATACAATTTTTAATTTACCCCCAAAGTTTTCAAACTGGTCACCGTGAACAACTAAATATTTTTTATCACCAGCAGTTATGGTGTGTTCGTTTTTAAATTCAATATCACCTATTTTAGCATCATAAAAATGTTTTATCTCATCATCATGGTTTCCCCTAATGTAGATAACTTTTGTTGTTTTTGATAGTTCAAGAATTTTCAATAATACTTTTGTGTGTTTATTTTTCCATTTCGAACCACGTTTGATGGCATCAATATCAATAATATCACCATTTAGAATTAATAAATCTGTCTGGATTGAATTTAAGAAATTAAGGATTGATTTAGGTTTTGAGTTGTTCATACCCAGATGTAAATCAGACATTATCAATATTTTATATTTCATTTGCTTTTAATTTTTGGATATAAGATTCAAATTTAGATTCTGGAATGGCGTAATTTTTACCATCCATTTCAAATGTTATATAATCAATTAGGCCGCTTGCTTTTGCGATAGCATCTGTTGGTTTACCTACGGTATATTTGTCAAATTCCTTTTGGTCCATTAACGCAAATTGTCCATCATCTAATGGGACTTCGTAGTACTTTATTTTTTTAATATTCTTGGCTTCCATATTTTTTTATTACTATAAATACTTTTTTAAATCTAAATAACACATCGGATATATTTATTTTAAAATATAATATATGAAAAAAATAGTAACATTAAATGAAAGTGAGTTAAAAAATCTAATAAAAACAATTATAGAGGAGAATGATATGAATGAGGGCATCTTTGATCCCATAGTTGATTTTGGCAGAGGAGTTAAAGGTGCAAAAAGAGGCTGGGGATATGACTACTTTAATAAAATGAGCAAGCTGGAAAGATTGATTTTAAAATTAACCAAACTAGATAAACCTAATGAGAGTGTTATGAATGAATTAAGGGCATTAAGAGATAACATTAACTCATTAAATATACCTCAAGATCGTAAGGATACCTTTTTAAAAGATATTGGACAAACCTTAAAAACCTGGAAAGGGTATTCCAAGGCTAAAGCAGATATTATTAAAAATTTACAAACATTAAACTTAAATAGTTGGACATAATTTATTTATTTTATATATTTTAATAAAACTATTATAGATGGTCGATGTTTTAAGTGTAAATTTACCCATAACCTTTACTGAAAGCGCATTTAAAGAACTTAAAAATATATGCAAAGATTTAAATACTGATTATAATGATAGTAAAGGTCTTAGAATTGGTGTTAAAGGTGGGGGTTGTTCTGGTTTCACATATATACTTGGTATAGATTCATCAAAAGATAATGATGAAATATATGATTATATGGGCTTAAATGTTTATATACAGAAATCTCATATTTTATATCTTTTTGGTATGGAAATAGATTGGCTGGATAATCTGCAAAACAGGGGGTTTATTTTTAATAATCCCAATGCAAAAGAAACTTGTGGTTGTGGTATTTCATTTTCTTCTTAAATAGTTTTTTGTTCAAAAAAATAATAACCAATATTTTTACTTAAAACAAATGAAATATTTGTTGCAAAGTCAAAATAATTAAACTATATTTACACTCTAAACCAGCAATATGAAATATAATATTTACCTAGATGATGTTCGTACCCCAATTAGCCCAAACAATGAATGGGTGGATGGTCTTGAGGAGTGGACCGTTGTTCGAAGTTATGATGAGTTTGTTTCCAAAATAAATGAAATTGGGTTAAAAAATATTAATTTGATATCTTTGGATCATGACTTGGGTGATAGTGCCATAAATGAGTGGCACACTAATGTATATTACAATTTCACATTAGATTACAATAATATAACTGAAAAAACTGGCATGGATTGTGCCAAGTGGTTGGTTGAAAAATGGATGGATGGTGAGCCTGTTTGTGTGGTTATGGTTCATTCAGCAAATGCGATTGGTGCTGCAAATATGATGGGTTATATTAATAACTACAAGCATATCACCAGACACCCCCAAGATTGTGTAAGGTGGATTGTTCCCCATACTGTTTAACTTATTTTCTAAACTTTAAAACTAAACTAAAATGGAAAACAAACCAAAACTAATAGCAAACGAACCAAAATTTTTAGAACATCTACTAAAATATAATCTGATGACAGATAATGAAATAATGGAAAAGGCAACAGTGAATAGCGTGATAGATGCAGAGTATGCACTAAAATTATTTACAGAGAGAGATATTTGCAAAGATGCTACTGCCTACATTCTTGATGAGTTATCTAAATTAAAGAAAAATGAAAATCAATAAAGGGATTGAATATTTCAGAGACATTTATAAGCATAGTTGTATTTACATTACGCCTAACTATTGGTTATACAATACTATTTAAAACTATTTATTAAACCTTAAATAAACTAAAATGGAAGATAAAGATTTTAAAGATGCTATAGATAAAACTATGGATTATTTGTATGAATATTATGAAAATGACCATTGTGTAAGGGTGTGTGTATCACAAAGGACATCAGAACCTTGGCATGATATACCAGAAGAATTGTTAACAAAAGAGCAATTCTTTAATACTTTAGATGGAAGATGGGAATTGGCATTTCATATATTATCTAATTATATATCGAAACATAATAGAGGTGCGGTGTAGCACTCATGGAAAATTACCAGGATGGGCTTTTTAACATTACGCCTAACTATTTGTTATGCAATACTATTTAAACTTTAAATAAACTAAAATGGAAGACCAATTAATTGAATTAAAAAACATTAAAATTCTATCAGTAAAAGGATTTGATGTAAATGGGCGTACAACTCAATCAGTAGTCCAGAAATGGCTACGAGAAGTGCATGGTATTAATATATTTATGAGTTTCAAACCAAACATAAAAAAGTGGGATTTTGTCCCATATTTTATGAGCATGAGTGGAGAAGAATATGTTAAGAATAGTAATGAATATAGAAAAGTTAATGGTGAACGTAGATATGATACTTATGAGGCTGCATTAGAAGATGGCATCTACGAAAGTTTGCAGATGATTCCAGATATTGTTTAAATTAATTAATAGTACAAAATTATGAAAACAAGTAAGGATTTATTAGAAGAACAAAACCCCAATAACAACACCATAATAGATATTTTACCAATTCAATATTGGTATCTTTTAAAAAAATAAAGTACGTTGGAAAAATTCTTTTTGTTTTTCATCACGAAACTCAAATCGAAGAACTGAACTAAGGCATGGAGCATAACGGTTGGGTGTATGAGAAGGTTTGCTTGTAGAAACTTTCGAATTCCCACTACTGTTGATAGCAAACTTTCTTATACACCTTGTTAGCACCAGTACGGTTTATTTAGTAGAATTTTAAAATTTGAATATTTATATATAAAGAAAACGATGAAAGATTTGAAGAAATTTATAGCAACTACCATAAGAGAATATCTTAACGAAAATGTAAATATTGAATATTACGAACATGGTCAATGTGAATTATTTGCATTAGCACTACATAAAACATTAGGTTATGATATGTATTTTTTTATAGACAATAATGCTGAATTTGAAACAGATGATGGATTTGATTATTCTGATGCTTTGGTTCACGCTTATTGCAAAGACAAAAAAGGTAACTATTATGATGCGAGTGGATTAATAACATTAAATGATATTGAAAACGACCATGCTGACTATGTTAATGAACCAGAACATATTCTTGTAACAGAAAAAATGTTTAATGATTATATCCAAAATGGTTTTATTTCAAATTTTAAAATAACTGAACTAAATAAACTTGAAACTTATATAAAAGACAATGTTTCAAAGTACGCAGTTCAGTAGTATTGGTGCTAACTACTGGCTATGCGATACTATTTAAAACTGGGGACAGAAACGGTATTTTGATTTTGGTTTTTTATCTTTGACAATTGAATAGATTATTAAGGATCCAACCAATGAACCTAATGCAGTTGCAGCAGCATCACCAACATCAAAATACTTATTTCCATATAGTGATGCGTCATAGGATTCTTTTAACAATCCAATACCAGCACCAGCAAATACGCTTTTTTGAATTATATCCCCATAGCCAATATGTATATTTGGTTTCTTATGGGTTAATGTTATGGTTGCGCCAATGCCAACACCAGCACCAAAGTGCAATAGTTTATCCTGGGGGATTTGACCAAATGAATGGCTTGAGATGAAAAGTGAAATTAAAAGAAATATTTTATTCATATTATTTGACTTGTTGCTTTATTATAAATATCTTTGTTAAAGAAAATTAGTTGATATGGAAATAGATGATTATTTATTAACACATCTTGGTGAAGGAAATTTTCAGATAAAGATGGAAAATGATGAAGTTAAGGAAGCTGGTTCAAACTTATGTGGTATGATTAGATATACATATTTTGAAGATTATACTTTACCTGAAATTGGGTGGGAAGTCTCCAGAAAACAATTAATGAAAGATTATTTGCCAAAGATGCAACAAGGCTTTTTGGCTAAATTTAACCCAAATTAGAATTAATTATTAAAACAAAAAAACAATAACATTATGGAAAAAATTGAGAATCTAACACCAGAGCAAGAAGCAAAACTTGACCATTACAAAGATAAATGGTTGGCCAAGATATTTAGTTATGAGTTCTATCAGAATCATAATGAAGAAAAGGCAATTGCTGCAATGAAGAAGTTATATAAGTTTTGTGGATTGGAAGAGCCAGAAGTTATTCTGGTTGATAGTCCTATGGCTTGTCAGTTGAAAGTCAATGAGTTGATGGGTAATGAAAAGCCTGTGTTTGAATCCTTTTCATCTTACATTAATGCTGATGATATATCTTGGTTGGCATTCTATGAATTTTTCTTTGACAACTTTGACATTCTTGATGAGTTTAGAGATAATTATAATTTGATTGTTGAGTGTGTGGAGAACTCATACTTACAAATCCAGATGGATAAAGTTTGTGTGGTTTCAAAATACCCAAAAAGCATTAAAAGAAATGCCAATAATGATTTGCATTCTGTTGATGGGTTTGCCATAGAGTTTGCTGATGGTTATGGTCAGCACTATGTGAATGGTAGGTTTATTGAACCAGAAATTTTCAATGAGTGTGAGAATATAATTAATGCCAAAATTGCATTCCACAATAACACCAATGAGGATATTAGGGCAGCAATCATAACAATAATCAAAGATAAGTTTGGTAATGAAGGATTGTTAGAAATGCTGGATGCGGTAGTAATTGATGAGAAAACTGTTAAGCATGTTGGTGGTTATGATGAGATAATTAGAATATATCAATCAAAGACATCATATCCATTTTTGCAAAACAGCAAAGGTGAAATGGATCAACCATATGCCTGGATTGAGTTCACTTGTCCATCTACCAAATCAGTTTATCTGATTGATACCTGCCCAACTTTTACAGATGCGGTGAAGTGCGCCAAATGGCATAGACCAAGTAAAGTTCCAATGAGTGTTGATTATAAGTGGTATTCAGCAAACTAAACATTTTAAAAAACAAAAAATTATTATTATGAAAAGCAAGATGAAATTTGACAATGTAGCCTTACATCAAGGTGATGTTCAGATGTTTAAACTAACTGAACTCCCAAAGGGATTGAATAAGGTGGAAAAGCAATATATTGCTGCATCCGAAAGAAGTGGTTCATTCCACGCCCTATTTGGTTCATACGACATTTATGAGGTTGATGGTGGTGGGTTTGTGATTGATGCACACGAGGAGTGCATATTAAACCACTCATTACAATCTGAACTAAATGGTGTAGCAACTATGGATAAAGCGGTTGTAATTCCGAAGAAGGATCACCGCCACACAATTGTCCCCCCTGGCAAGTATTATGTTGATATCCAGACCAGGTTTGACCCTCTGGAGAATACAAAGAAGCGAGTGATTGACTAAAATTTTATGGGGGGGGTTATTTTAATCCCCCTTTTTTTTTAAATCAAAAAAGTATGAAGTATGAAAATTTGAATGCTAAGTATAACATTAGCAATTTCATTTTTGAGATTAAGTATGCAATTAGAGGACCTTATTATGATAGTAGTAAATTGCTTACTTTCAGCAAAGGTTCAAAAATATTTAGAGTTGATAAAGAGGATTGGTATAAGTTTACATCAAATGATATTCTATTGAGCGATCAATTATTAAGAGTTTTCACACCTTCAATTTCTAATTTACATTTATGGAAAAAACATATAAAATAATCAAAAAAATGTCTGACATTAGGAATAGATTTTATATAATAAATGCTAGTGTTAGTTTTGATATGTGGGAAAAAATAGCCAAAGTTTATCCCCATTCAAAAAGAAAAATTCATTACGAAGAAGAAAAGTTAAATAATTATGGAAAGAACGTATAAAATCACTAAATTTGTAAGCAAAATTAATCACCTACTTAATTTGCCTTGGCGTGAAGGTAATAAATTAATTTCTGCTAGTAAATTAATTGATGCTAATAAGGGGGGTTGTGCTAGCAAAATTGGAAGTGATATCTGGAATGAAACATCAAAATTTTTTCCCCAATCACAAAGATTTTTAATAAAATAAACCTATATTTGCACAATAAACCAATTAACTTTATTAAACAAAAACAGATATATTATGGCAAAGGAATTATTTTTATTACGGGGTTTGCCTGGTTCAGGAAAATCAACTATGGCAAAATCATTAGGTGGTGAGTTTGTTGAGGCTGATAGGTATTTTATGAAATATGGCAAGTATGAGTTTGATGCTTCTAAATTAAGGGAGGCACATAAATGGTGCTTGGAACAAGTTAGAGAATGGATGAGGGTTGATTCAAAAGGGTTTGATGTAAATAGAATTGTTGTGTCAAATACTTTCACCCAAGAATGGGAGATGCAACCATACTATGATTTGGCAAAGGAATATGGGTATATGGTTTTCTCAATAATTGTAGAAAATAGACATGGTGGAAAGAATGTACACAATGTACCAGAGGATAAGATAAATCAAATGCGTGATCGCTTCCAAGTAAAATTATAATGGCAAAACCTTTTTTAAAATGGGCTGGGGGTAAGAGTTGGTTAATAGAGCATATTGAGCCACTCTTGCCCCCTTATTTATCAAGCAATAGTTTCACCTATGTTGAACCATTTGTGGGCAGTGGAGCAATGTTATTTTGGTTTTTGGATAGGTTTCCAAAGATGGAAAAGGCAATCATAAATGATTTGAATGGGGACTTAATAAATGTATATAGAACAATTGCATTACAACCAGAGGAATTAATTTCCATATTGGATATTCTGCAAAAAGAATATCATTTGCTGGAAGATGATGAGGATGGCAAGAAAATATATTATTATGATAAAAGAGATAAATTCAATTTAAGAGATTGTTCAAATGTGGATCATGCTGCTTTATTTATTTTCTTAAATAGAACTTGTTTCAATGGCTTGTATAGGGTCAATAAGAGCAACAAATATAATGTTCCGATGGGTAGATACAAAAACCCAACAATATGCGACAGGAACAATCTATTAGCCGTTAGCGAGGCATTAAAGAAGGTAGAAATTAGGTGTGGAGATTATGCTGATACATTAATTGAATCCGGGAATCCAATATATTATTTTGACCCCCCATATAAGCCAATAAGTGTATCATCTAGTTTTGGGGCATATACAAAGGATGGGTTTGGTGATGGTGATCAGGTTAGATTAAAGGAATTTTGTGATATCCTGGATGGTAAAGGATACAATTGGCTTTTAAGCAATTCTGATGTCAGAGAAAATAGCGGGGATAATTTCTTTGATGATATGTATTCAGATTATAATATATTAAGAGTTAATGCAAAAAGAAGTATAAATTCAAATAAGGATGGTAGGGGATTGGTTTCAGAAATTATTATAAACAACATATATTTATAGATAAAAAAATGAAATATTTGAATAAACTTATTAAAAGAAATATAAATGAGTATATACTTTTAAAAGAGAGCCAAGAAAAAACACTAGATGAACTTTTGGGGTTATTATCTGAATATGACCTCCCAGATGGGGATTATGCAATTTTTGGTTCAGCACCACTTATGGTATTAGGTGTGATTGAGTCAGTAAATGATTTGGATGTTATCATTAGACCTTCAAAATGGCCATTTAGAAGTAAAGGTGAATATAGAACAGATGACATTGAATTTTTTGATAATTGGCCTGGATTTGATATTGATGATTTGATTGATAACCATACTTTTGAATATAAAGGTTTTTTATTTGTCAATCCTAATCAGGTTTTAAAATATAAAAGAAATTTAAAAAGAGATAAAGATAAAAATATTTGGGGGGATAAATTTGATAATAATTGAAAAATAGTTTGGTTATTTGATTTCTTCTTATTATCTTTGTGATGCAATCAAACCAAAACAAACAACTATGGAAAGAATTAAGTTAAAAAACATCAAGTATTCTGCTTCTTTTTCAGAGGAAACTAATGCTTTTACTGCTGACATATTCTTTGATAACAAAAAAATTGGCTACTGTGTCAATCGTGGTAGTGGGGGTCCAACTGATTGTAATCTTTGGGATGCTACAAAAAAAGAGGCATTTGCACAGATGAGAGAGTATTGTAATGGATTGGGTATTGAGGCATATGGTGATAAGTTGGAGTATGTTGTTGATGATTTATTCCAAAATTGGCTAACTGCCAAGACAATAAAGAAAGATGAAAAGAAGGGGATTGTTTTTGGTGATACAAGTAGATATTCTATCCAGACATTCACCTCAAATGGCAAAAGAATTTCAATGGTAGATGTGTTAAAAACCGAATCTGGTGTTAAAATGTTAAAAGACTTTTGTTCAAGAGTTAAGAAAGAAGGTCATAATATTTTGAACACAAATCTACCATTCGCTGTTTAGTATATATTGATTAACCTAAAAAAAAAACTATGTTGTTAAAAGATTTTGAAGAATTCATTTCTTTATATAGAAATACCCTCATCAGGTCAGAAAAACTTTATAAGTTGGGGATTGATTTAATTGATTATTCTGATGAATATCACAACTTAATCACTAAATTATTCAAAGAAATATATGGTGAGGAGGGATATGACTGGTTCACTTGGTTCTGCCACGAAAGTGATTTTGGTGAAAGAAAATACGATGGTGGTTATGGTGCATTTGATGCTGATGGAAAACCCATTTGCTATGACTTAAAAAGTTTATGGGAAATGCTTGAAGAGATTAGATTAAAACAAACAATATGAAAGAGTTAGTATTGAAAATCAAATTTGATGATGAGGGTTGTTATAAAGGACATGGCGACAACACAGCTGAATTAATTGAAAATGGTATAATTCAATATCTTGAAATTGAGTTAGAATCTGATGGTGTGATAAAAGAGGGTTGGAGTGTGGAAGTGGTGTCTACCACATATAATTAAAGTAAATAAAATAGCCAGGTGGCGGAATGCTCATAATGCGAGTTGGATTATTAACGTGCCCAACTCTTGTTATGACTTGGTAGACGCTATCGTTATAAAGTTAGAATGAAAAATAGGTTACGCTTCATTCGTATTGGTTCGAATCCTTTCCTGGCTACACTTAAAAAATTAAAACAAATGAAAAATATAGAAAAGTCATTAGAATATTTTTATCGTAATGTTTTAAATTACATACCCCCTGTGAACCATCCAATAATTGAACAATTTTACAGAGATGCCAAAGCAATCCATTTTTCTGAATTACAAGAATTGTATATGGAGGGATTTGAAGATTGTGCTGAATCATCAGCAAATGAAATTGAAAAAAAATAAAACTATGCACATATATTTACCCAGACCCCAGCGTATGTTAACAAAGGAGGAAGAAGAAAAAGAATATTGGGACTTGCTAAAATACAATTCACATAAGTGGGTTGAATTTGCAGTAGGTTATTACCAATGTGATTATTGTAAAATAACTCACACTAGTATGATGTCTATGAATGGTAAGCCTCTTTGTGGGGATAATCCACATCTTAAAAAAAATTAATATTATGGATACAATTTTGGTATTATGGTTATTATTTCTTATATTTAGATTAGGTTTTGAACTTGGTAGAAGTTTTGCCTTTAACCAAGTTAAGAAAATCATAGATAAAAATTAGCCCTCTGCCTAGCGCTGGGTAAGGATCGAAGATAGAGATGACAGATATGCGACACATATTAATTTATGTTTGTATATTGGCTTGGACGCTCTCCAAATCGTAGGTTGGCACAGTTTGTACGTTCTGGGGGTATTACAAAAACGTACATATTTAATCACATATAATTTATTAAAATAATAAGGCAAATGAAAAAAACAAACAAATCATCTAATGGTACGTCATTTCATGGTGTGACTATTGAATCAACAGTTGATAAATTAACAAAAGTGTTAGGTGAACCTGATTATGTGGATAATTCTGGGGAGGATAAAGTTAATTATAGTTGGGATTTGGAGACTGAGGAGGGTGATGTAGTTACCTTATATACTTGGAAAGAATATAGACCAATTGAGGTTGATGAAGATATTTTATTCCATATAGGTGGAATGGCACGAAATCATACTATATTAGGTAAACAAGAATTAACTGAATTATTAAAATAAGGAACGGTCAGGTGGCGGAATTGGTAGACGCTAATGGGGTATGTACTGGATATGAATACACTTTACCTCATTACAGATCATCCAGCGGATAGTCTCCGAAGTGTATGCAGGTTCGAATCCTGTCCTGACCACTAAAATTAAAATATATGGAAAATATTGGTTCTGAATTATGCAATCAATTTCACATTAGAGCCAAAAGTGTATTGGGTGGCAAAGTTCATTCTAAAATTTCAGATCCAGTTTGGCATAAAGTTTCAATAAGAATTTGGAGACCAATATCTGTGAAATTAAATAACCAGGGTCAACACGCATTAATTGGAGTTGAATACAATCTTAAAGTATGATAAATATAATGGATAGAGTGGATAACGTAATTTCAACGAGGGTAAGAAAACTATTAAATAGTGATATCAGGTTTATATTTGCGTATAATCCAAAAAGTGGTATTACTGGTGATTTGCATCGTGACATTCTTGAACAAGTTAGACATCAATTAATGGAATCAATGCAACTAAATTTAATTATTCCAAATCCAGAAGAAAAATGACTATGAAAAATATTGGTGATGAATTATATAACCAATTTCACATTAAAGTCAAAAGTACAATGGGGGTTAAAGTCAATAATGGAATTTCAGATTCATTATGGTTCAAACTTGCTGATAGAATTTGGATACCACTATCTGATAACCAAGGACAAGAAGCAGTGATGGTAGGTATGCAAAGTATTAAATTAGGGGATTATAAAAAATAAACATGATAAATGTAATGTATAGAGTGGAAAAAGTAATCCCAACCCGGGTTAGAAAAATATTATATGATGAATTAAGTAATAGGCTTCATTATAATTCAAAACATAATGTAGCAAATCATTTGTATTATGATGTTTTTGAGCAAGTGAGGAATCAATTAATGTTGCCAATTCAAGAAAATTTAATTATTTTGTATCCAGAGAAAAATTATTATGATGATACGGAAGGAGAATGAACTAGAAAGAACAATTCAAATGGTTATAAGAAGACCATTATACGACAGATTTAGAAATGTAGCTATATTCCCTTTAATAAGTAATGTAACTAGTCATTTGCATTCTGACATATTTGAACAAGTTAGAAGTCAAATGATGAATCCAGTTCAAGAAAATTTAATTATTCCAAATTCAGAAAAAAATGAGTATGAAAAATATGGGAGGGGTGTTTTCAAATCACCTATCTAGTAAAATAATATATCCATTATGGCCAAAAGTTGGTAATGCAGCTTGGCTGAAAGCACAGATTAAAATATCTAATATAGTAGAAGATAGAGAAAGAGTATTAAATCCTGTAAAACTAGTTATAAGAAAAAATATGGAAATATGAAAGATGTAAGTGGTCAAGTCAATATTATTTTTGATAAAGAAGCAGAAAGTGTGCATAGTAAATTAGGGGAAAAGTTTTACAACAAATTGAGTGATAAAATATGGGTTGGGGTTGGAGAAAATTTGAATTTTCAAATATGGAACATATCTTGGCAATTAACTCTATCATTACGCAACAAATTAAAATAAAAGTATGGAAAATGTAGATAAACAAGTAATGGATAAAATATATACTAATTTCAGAGGACAAGTTTGGGGTGTAGTAGCCAGTAATATACCAATTAAAATATATTTTAAATTGAGAGACCAAATAAATACTAGATTATCAAATGAAGTACTTAGTCAAGTGAAACAAAACGTGAAATTATGTGGAATTTAGGAAGTCAAGTATCCAAAGAATTATGGGCTAAAATAAGGGGTAAAATTAAATTGCTGGATAAAGTAAATGAAAGAGTAGCTAGTAAGGTAGGTTACATATTAAGGGACAAAACAACAAATCAGATAGATGTTCAATTATATTCTCGAATAAGGCTTCAAGTACATAATCAAGTAAAAAAAATGTAAAGTTATGAGGATTGCAGACAAGTTAGAAGAACAAATATGTTATTTTTTAGTCAACAAAATGCATATCAAAATAATGGATTTAGTAAGTGTTAAAGTGGTTAACCAGGTACGTAGCCATGCAGAGGGACAATTAAAAAATCAAGTTAGTAGTCAAGTATGGGAACAAGTTAGACAAAAAACAAGAAATTATGAAGAATTTAGATATTGAAATTAGCAATAATGTAAGTAGTCACATACGGAACAAACTATGGGGTGAAATGTATTATAAAGTAAGTTGTAAAGTTTGGGCAAAGTGTTCAGCTAAATTAGGACATGGAATAAATAGACAAGTAGTTTGGCTCTTAACAAAGGAAATGAAAAAAAACGTAAATTTATGTTGAACGTAAGAAATCAAGTAGAGGGGCAAGTATCTCATAAAGTAAATGTGTCAATATGGGATCAAGTAATGAATAAAGTTATAGATATGGTAAGAAGTCAAGTATTGGAACAAGTACAGAATCAAATAGATAGTCAAATAAATAATCAATTATTTTATGAAGTAGGTCAAAACATAAAGTCATGATAAATGTAGGTAAACATATAGATGATTATTTATTTGACCAAGTAGCCTCTTTACGTTCTGGGGAGGTAAATAGTCAAGCATGTGACCAATTAGGGTATAAAGAATATTTTGAAATCTGGAAACAGATAAAAAATGAAGTACGCGTCCAGATGTCAAGACAATTAAGTAGTATACAACAAAATATAAAATTATGAAAAATATTCAAAATACAGTTTTGATTAAGGTGAGTAAAAATATTGCTGATCCAGCATGGTTAAGAGTATTTAGTTATACAGGTGCATATACTGGTGCAAAAGTAAGTTCTGTATTGAGGTCAGATTTGAGGGAGTTAATATCAATTAATGTTGCTGGTAAAGTTAAAGGAAATATTTGTAATTCTGGAAACTTTGATTTATCTTTGTAATATAGTAAATCATTAAAAGAATAAGATATGAAAAGCACAAAGGAGTTAATTGACATTAAAGTTAATGCAGGTGTGCAACTAACTGACCGTGAGTTAGCCATAAGATGGTACTCAAGACTAACTAATGAGGAAAAAGTTGCCTTGCTGGAGGAATACCTACCATCATTTACACCAAATGTGCTTACAGATGCAAATAAATATTGGTTGTTTCTTGCACAACAAAAACTTTGATAAATTAGTTAGGTGGCGGAATGGTAAACGCAGGTTCGGTGGAGCAAAGAACTCCACAACAGAATAAGCAATCAGTTTATGACTGACACCAAATTGTAGGTTCAAATCCTACCCTGACTACTTTTTTTAAAAAAAACAAATGAAACCAGAGTTAAGAAAATTAGTATATGACAAGTACAATGGTTGTTGTGCTTATTGTGGATGTGAAATGATTTTCAAGGAAATGCAAGTGGATCATCTGGTTAGTAAATTAATTTTCAGTTTAAAATCTAATTTTATATATACTGACAAGGAACTAAATGATATTGATAACTTGATGCCTAGTTGTAGGGTTTGTAATAAGTGGAAGTCTGCACATTCTTTGGAACAATTTCGTAAGGAAATTAGCCAGCAACTTAAAAGATTAAATGAGTATAATGCGAATTTTAGATTTGCAAAAAAGTATGGTTTAATCCAGGAAATACCAAAAGAGATTATATTTCACTTTGAAAAAAAATAAGTATAGTACTTGGAAATCTGGAAACTTTGGATTATCTTTGTAGAGGAAATGAAACAGTCAGGTGGGCGTAATGAGGAACGGTTCCGAGTCCATTAAAACGGTTGCTTATCAGGTTCGAATCCTGCCCTGACTGCAAAATAAATAAGTTCTCTTACATATAACGGATTAGCACCGTTTAAATAACTCTTGGCTTCACGGGAGTAGCTGCCCAATTGAAGTGTAAATGTCCCAAGAGAGTATGTGATGGACCCTGCTCTATGGTGCACTCATAACAGGTGAACAGTAAACTATGTTCAGTAAAATCTACAAGCGTGGTGAACATGCAAGAGACTTATTTATTTTATTTTAGTTAGTTTGATACAAAACTTATAAAACTATGAAACCACAAATGAATTCTTCAGGAAAAGGAAAATGGGCTTATTTTTGGGGAGATAAAGTAAAGCAGAAGTTCAAAAGAGTATTCTCCAAATCAGATAGGCAAAAATCTAAATTGGAAGTTAAAAAATACTTGTAATGAAGTTGATACAAAATAAAAACAAATAGTATGAAAACATTAGACGTTAAAATGATAAAAGAAAATGGATCCATATCTTTGGGGTTTAGTGATTTTTTAGTAGAGTATATAACTAGGACTAAAAGATGGGACTATGTTTTTGATTGCTTGAATAGTGGTAAAAAAATAGATACATCTAATTGGGATTATTGAACTAATTAGAATAATATTGGCAAGATGGCGAATGGTACACGCAAAAACAGAAATCAGAAGGATGCTGACGTTAAACAAAACTGTTCTGGGCTGTTGAGCCTGGCTTGTAGGTTCAAATCCTACTCTTGCTACACGTTCTGGTTAATCACCAGATAGTATGTCCAATATGAAGAAACAGAGTGATTACTGTATGGACACGTACATTGACGTATAGGGAGAACGTCAGGGGGTGTCAACCCGACCTCGTTAGGACGAAATGACTATTCCTAACCCCTTGGCTAGGGGGACAGCCATAACATCTGTAAGTTGGATAAATTAGGATGTTAATTTTATTGATTTGTATAGATATTTATATATGCTTTAGTTATAAAAAAATAAATTATTATGAATATTGTTAAAAATGTAGGTGATTATCTAAAAGATTTGGGCATCCAATTTTCTGTGGAAAAAATAAAACCAAATGTTGTTCTTTTTGAGTTATATACAATTGATGTATTATCTTATGTTCAAATTGAAAGTAATGGGGGTAAATTTAATGCTTTTTTATATATCAGATTAGATGATGATATCCTATATGATATTGATTGGGAAGAAGGGGGTTCTACCAGCATAGAAGAAGAGATTGATAATTTAATTGATGAGGCAAACAAATTAGGTGAAGTTGTTTCAGAAGTTAGTCATAAAATAAGAGAAATTATAAAAATATGTGATGAGAACGACATAAATTATGAGAAATTCATTGCCATCAATTATGGAATGAAGAAATTTTAAAACACATTTGGAAGTCTGAAAACTTTGGTTTATCTTTGTAGAGGAAATGAAATAGTCAGGTGGCTGAATTGGAGACAGAGGCACTCCGTTAGATGACGGGTGGATACAGGTTCGAATCCTGTCCTGACTACTTTTTAAAATAAAAATAAAGAATGTGGTCTATGACAAACTTAACAAACTTAGAATTAGTACAAGAAACGTTTAAAAAATATGGAATAAAATTCCATAAATTAGTTGAAGGTGATTCAACATATATTATGCCATTTAAAGATAAAGATGTGGATGGTCATATATATGTTGAAGGGTATGGATTGACTAAACTATCCAAAAGCGGACAATTTAGTAATTTTATGGAATTTTATAAAGGAGATATTGCTTCTTATTAATTATTGTTGCTAACTACACATAGTCAGGAGGCGAGTTGGAACACGCTCCGAAACAATGGACTGGCTTGACAGAGCCACAACAGCAACGGGATCCCTGCTTTAACCATTGTGCTGATGGGGATTATCACAGGTTCGAATCCTGTCTTGACTACATAATCAGATAGTTAATTTAAAATTTAAAAAACAAGACCTATGGACATAATATTTTGGATATTAAGTATGTGTATGGGATTACTCTTTGGGTATACTTTCTTACGAGAAGAAAAAAACAAGAGAATACTAATATTACTAATTGTAGTTTCTTGTTTGTGGTTTATTTGTGCAATGGTTATGTAAGTTAACTCATCGAGGTAAAATTATTTATGGTGCGGTTGTCATTAACCGTACCTTTCTTTAAAAACAAAATATATTAATATGGAAAAGGAATTTGGTAAAAAGTGTATTACTGAAGAAACACTTGAAGAGGCTGCTGAAATTGGAGACTTAGCAGAAAAAAAATACTTAAAGAGATTAGATAATTTTCAAAAAGTTGATTTTAAAGATGGAGTATTTGAAGGTGCTAAATGGATGCAAGAAAGAATGTACAATGAAGAAGAATTAGAAGTAGCATTTTTTGAAGGTAGAGAAAATAATTTACCATTTACAGAATGGTTTGAAAAATTTAAAAAGAAATAAACTATGAAAAGATTTTAAAACATATTTGGAAGTCTGGAAACTTTGGCTTATCTTTGTAGAGGAAATTAAATAGTCAGGTTTGGTACAAGGTCGGTTCGAGTCCGATGGAAGGTCGTGGATGTCGGGTAATTCCCTGTAAAGAGGTTCGATTCCTCTTCTGACTGCTTTTTAAACAACTAAAACAAAATTATGAAAACTCTTTTTAAAGTTGCAAAATACGAACAAACTGAATCTGGATTTAACCATCTTGGATATGATGAGTATTGTGTCACATATATAAAAGGACTTAAAGCCCATGAAATAAGAATAGTAGTGAATGGGGTATTGACAAACCAAAAAATTAATTTAGTTGATCCTTCTATTGGATATAAATCACAGATTTTGGCTGCAATTAGTGATATTAAGAATAATAAAATTAATCAAACACAATTAGTTTCTAAATTCTTAAAACTAGCAAATATTAAGTCTATTTATAGTAAAAATATAATTAGGAATATTGAACAATACTTAATAGGTATTAATAAAGAAGAGAAAAGAGATACACTAAAACTTTATGAATTAGTTTCTTAAAAAAATAAAATTAACTGAGGAGCCGAAAAGAAGTAGGCAATAAGGTGTGAAAATTGCCACGAATGTTTCACTATGGAAATTGGGATTTTAACTGAAGCGTGAATAGGGTTAAAATTGGTAAGTTAATTTTTAAAATAGTCAGGTGGCGGAATGGTAACGCAGGGGAAACCCGAGGGGATGTCACAGATGAGTGTTAAGATGAGTTTGAATCTCAGCTTCTCCTATTACAGGTTCGAATCCTGTCTTGACTACTAACTTTAAAAACAAATAACATGGCACAGTATAGAAAAAAACCAGTAGTAATTGAATCTATCCAATTTAATAGAAGCAATTGGGACGAAGTGAAAGAGTTCACAAATAACACTGCCCATACAATGAAGATAGAACGAAGGATTGATGGTAATTGCACTTGCATTATACCAACATTGGAAGGTGAACACATTGCAAATGAAAACGACTATATCATCAAGGGAATTAAAGGTGAATACTATCCGTGTAAACCTGATATCTTTGAAGCAACATATGAAAAAATATAAATAATAATATATAGTCAGGTGGCGGAATTGGAAGACGCAAGAAGGAGTAACTTTAGAGTGAGAAGTAATCAACCTCATTGATGGGAGAAAGTTCCAGGTGCCTGTGATTTGGAGATATAGGTTCAAGTCCTGTCCTGACTACAAAAAAACATTTGGAATTCTGGAAACTTTGATTTATCTTTGCTGTATAATAAAAACAAAAACATGATAAACAACCTAGACCTAATCAAACCATTACTGAACTTCACAGAAGAGGGTGATTTCTATATGTTATATATCCTTAAAAGAAAGAAGGATCAACCAGAAGATGAGAGAGATAATCACCAATCATCCAGAACCATCAAAACTTATTGTATTGATAGCCTGGAATATCTTGAAAGCAAATATGAGGAGATTATCCAATTATCTGAACTTTTCAAGGCAAGAGCCTACATTCATGTTCAGAAACAGAACCATAAAGATGTTGCTTTGGATATGATGATTCTTTTGGCTGAAAGAATTAAAAATGGTCAACACAATCAGAAAAACTTATTTGAGAGTGTTGTTGGTAAGGTAAAAAGAATGGAGAGTAGATGGATTGTTGATATTGATGATAAAGATGAAAATGAATTAGCAAAGACTATTTCTGTACTTGACAATTGGACTAGACCAATTGGTAGCAAGGTGGAAGCAGTAATTCCAACTAAAAATGGTTATCATTTAATCACAAAAAGATTTGATGTTGAGATGTTCAGAAAATCATATCCCCAAGTTGATATTCAACGTAAGAATCCAACTTTACTTTACTTTCCAAATAGTTTAGATTAGATAATTATAGGCCAATATAGCTCAATGGTAGAGCGCATCTTTTGTAAAGATGGGGTTGGGGGTTCAAATCCCTCTATTGGCTCAAACAAAAAATATAACATATGAGTGGAGGACATTTTGATTATGCACAATATCGTATGAATGATATTGTTAATAAAATTGAAGAAATTATTGCAAGCAATAATTTGGAAATTGCAGAGGGGAATAAACCCAAAGATGAGTGGGGGTTTGATGAACAGAGTTATTATGAATACCCCCCTCACATCATTGAGGAATTTAAGAATGCTGTAAAGTATTTGAAAATAGCCCAGGTGTATGCCCAGAGGGTTGATTGGTTGGTATCTGGTGATGATGGTGAGGAATCATTTATTACTAGGTTGGACGAAGATTTAAATAAATTAAATTTACAATAGTAATTGTGACAAGAAACGCAACAAATAAATTAATGCAATAGTCATTTTACCAAACTGATGTTAGTTGCAGTTGCAAAAAAAGATAGAAAAAACTATAAAAATGGTAAAAATATATAAAATATTTTATGAAAATAACCCAAACGTGATTTATATCGGCAAAACAGAAAAATCATTGGAACTTAGGTTTAGCCAACATATATATAATTCTAAAAAAAATAAAAAAACTAAATTATATAATTGGCTTAGTAAATATGGTTATGATGATTTAAAAATTTCACTTATTTGCGAAGTAGAAAAAGATAAAGGTAATTTTGCTGAAATAGAAGAAATAAGATTACATAAAGAAAGAGGTTTCATTTTAAAAAATCAAACAAATGGTGGTGATGGTGTTAGAAAGGGTTATAAACATACTCAAGAAGTTTGTATTAAAGTTAGAGAAAGAAGTCTTTTGAGTGGTGTTTTTAAAGGTGAAAAAAACCCTTTTTTTGGTAAAACAGGTGAGAAAAACCACAAATCAATCAAAACTTATCAATATTCTTTGAATGGTGATTATATTAAATCTTTTGAATCTCAAAACTTAATAAATAAAGAGTTAGGTTTGCCTTCGTGTAATCGACTGATAAGTAGAGCTTGTAAAACTGGTTGGATAGCGTATGGTTATTTATGGTCAAATATTAAATACGATAAGTTAGAACCAAAAAGATATAAAGGTGAACACATGTCAGAATCTGATATACTTTTGGCGTTTGAAATGTATCAAAATGGGTTTAATTTTAGTGAAATTGAAAAAAAGACTACATTTAGTAGGGCTCAATTAACAAGGAAATTAAAAAAGAATTTTAATATTGATAATAAATATAAATCAAAAGTTTATATGTCAGAATCTGATATACTTTCAGCATTTGAAATGTTCCAGAAAGGTTTAACTGTTAAAGAAATTGAAAAAAAGACTGGGTTTAGTGGTTCCCAGATTAGAAAAAAATTAAAAAACAAATACAATGTTGAGTTTGAACATTTTGTATTAGATGAATCGGTTATAGCCAAAGCTGCTAAACAATATGAAGAAGGTGTTAGTTTTTATAAAATTTATAAAGAATTAAATAAAGATGTGAGAGTTAGTAGAGATAGACTTACAAAAAAAATTAAAGAATATTTAAAGATAAATATTTCAGAATATTAATAAAAAAAGAAACAAAATGAGCAATAAAACACCAGTTGATATTTTTTGTGACCATATAAATTCCAAATATGGTACTAGGATTACAAATGATACAATTCCATTTGAACTTTATGAAAGCATAAAGAAATTGGAAGAGGATTATCATAGGGTGACAGAAGATACCTCTGATGGTTATCATACCTTTAAGGAATTATATGATTTTAGGGCAACCTACAACGCTCTATTGTTTAATGAGTGGGCAACTCAGAAAGGTGATGAAGAGTTCCTGGATGCAAGCCTAGTAGCCCAAAACACAAAGCATAGCGTACATAAGAGTTGGAAACATAATGATGGTGATCCTTGTTTTGGTGGGGGTTGGTTTATTGTGGTGGCAAAATTGCCAAGTGGTCAAATATCCAATCATTATCCTGCTGAAAGATGGAATGAATTTAAAGTTCCAGAAACATCAACAGCCTTATTTCCTTTTGATGGTCATACAAGTCAAAATGTTTTGGAAAGATTGAAGAAAGAACTTGCGCAGTAATTTTATTTCCCTTATATTTGTGTATCAAAAAAAATAATAATTATGTCACGTTATATCACAGTAGAAGCTGAAGTTGATTTAGATGATTATTCAGATGAAATCATCTACTACTTTAAAAGGGACAAAATTTTTAGAGAAAAGTTATTAAAATCAATCAAAGATTATGATGTAATGGCTGTTAGAAATAAAAATGATGATGATGTGGTAAAACAATTTACCAAAATATTTGATAATCACTGGAAGTTAACTGCTGAAGAGGAGGAAGTTATTAAAAAAATAGCAGATAGATTTTAACAACCTTTAAATACTTAAAAAATGAATATACCAACGGCAGAAGATTTTTTTGCAGAACATTGTGTAGAAATAGATTCTACAGTAGCTAAACAGATGATTGAATTTGCTAAACTTCATGTAACGGCTGCATTAAATGAAGCAGCTAATGAAGCAGATGTAACAGTAATAGATGTGGATGTTACTGGTGTTATTTGGGGTGTAGATGTAAATAGTATTTTAAAGGCATACCCACTTACAAACATTAAATAATGAGAATATATAATGAATTAGAAGCACTAGGTTTCTTTGAGTGGTTAGATGAGATTCATAAATTAAAAGATGCTGGAGTAGATATTGAATATCTTGATGGATTAACATTAAATGATATTCATAGAACATTTCTTAACAGCCTTGCATTTAGATGGTTTAGAGAAAAATATGATTGGCAATCCTCAATTGAAGCAACAAGCGATCAGCATAGCCGTAAACTTGGTTATAATTATTGGATTTGGAATTATAAAACAAGTGAAGAACACCATACAATGCCAAAAGACAGGCCATCTGGGGATTGGATATTTGAAACTTATGAAGAAGCAGAATTGGGTTGTATTATTAAACTAATAGAAATAGTAAAACAATGAACAAATTAAAAGTAATAGGAATTGATAAGAATGGAATTGGAAGTGAACATTATGGTGCTATTGAGTTTGAAAATGGCATTAAGTTATACTCATTCCATGACACAGAGTGTTGTGAAGCACACGAATTAAATTTAAAGGATTTAACTTTAGAGGAATTTGATGGATTAGAGTTTGATTTAACTAATGATAATTTCTTTAAAAGAATACCAGATTATGGTATTGAATTAATACCAGTTCATGGACATTCTGTGAAAATTGCTGGGCATGGGTATAATAATGGATACTATTCAGACCAGTTAGAATTAGTGATTGAACAAGATGGTAAAGAAATAAAAAGATATGATATTACTGAATGTCAATCAATTGTGGATTAGAGATTATAATTGCAAAAATATCTAAAATAGGTTTTGAAATTAGGATTTTTATGCTTATATTTGTTGCATCAAAGTTTTTAACTCACATACAAAAATAACAAACTATGGCTAAAGGAATAATCGAGTTTAATTTGGATGAAGAATTAAATGATTTTAAATTGGCTACCAACGCCAAGGAAATCATGTCTGTTTTATGGGAAGTAGATCAGGAGTTAAGAACAAAAATAAAATATGCCCCAGATTCAACCAGCCAAGAGACAGTTGATGCTTTAAGTAGCATTAGAACTCTTTTGAGAGAAACTATGTTTGAGAAGGGTATTAGTTTTGATATGTTTGAATAATTAACCTTGGTCTTATTGTGTAATGACAGCACACAGCACTACGGATGCTGAAGTTGGGGTTCAAATCCCTATAAGACCTCTGTGTTTGGAACCCGTATTGGCCTTCGGGGTATGTCTGTGAATCATATTAAATGCGGATTCGAATTCCGCCAAACACCCAATTATGGTAATGTGGTCGAATGGTTAGGCACCTGTCTGCAAAACAGTGAAGAACTTAATGTTCTATGTGGGTTCAAATCCCTCCATTACCTCAAAGCATAGAAATATGTTTTAGAAATGAGTGACGACTCTGGTGAAACCCCAGGGTATATGTAAAGTTTGACTTGCTTGATTCGCGATATATTTAGCAAGGGGCTGAGTTTTTGATATAACTATGTTCTGTTATGGCCAATTGAGCAGCAACTAGGAAATTCAAATCATCTAGGTAAAACTGGATCATGATGTTCAAGTGGGGACAAAAAACTTATTTCTTTTTTATTGCCACATAGTGTAATGGTAGCACAACAGATTTTGATTCTGTTTGTATTGGTTCAAATCCAGTTGTGGTAACAATATTTTAAAAGGTTCGGTAGTTCAGTTGGTTAGAATGCATGTCTGTCAAGCATGTGGTCACGGGTTCAAGTCCCGTTCGAACCGCCAATATTTAAAAAGGACCTGTAGCTCAGTTGGTTAGCAGCACCTGACTCATAATCAGGGGGTCGTAGGTTCAAGTCCTACCAGGTCCACAATATTATTAATTTGGCATATAGCTCAATGGTGGAGCACAATCCTGATACGATTGAGGTTGCTGGTTCAAGTCCTGCTATGCCAACCAAAAACGAACCTATAGCTCAGTTGGTTTAGAGCACCTAACTTTTAATTAGGGGTGGGTATAATCCACAAGGCGAACTTATTTTAATAAATGTTTTAATTTTATTTACTTTTAGAGTTCAAATAAGATATTTATATAATAAAGAAAGTATCTTATGGCGAATTGTAAAAAATGTGATAGAGAATTTGAACCAGTTAAAGGATTAAAGAGTTATTGTTCTATAGAATGTCGTAATAGTAGAACTTGGTCAGAATCAGATAAGATTAAAAAATCAATTGCTGGAAAAAAATCTGATAAAGTAAAAGAAGCTAATAAAAAAAATGCAAAATTAAGGGCTAATAATCTTGAATATATTAAAAAATATCAACAAAGGGTTGCAGAGAATAGAGAAAGAAAAATTATTAAGATTATAGAAACTTCATTTGAAAACCTTAACTGGCCTGATAGAAGGGTTAAAATTTATTATGAACAAGAATGTAAATGTAATAATTGTGGAAATGATAAATGGCAAAATCAGGATATTCCATTAGAATTAGAACATAAAGATGGAAATCACTTTAATAATGAAAGAAGCAATCTTGAATTACTTTGTCCTAATTGTCATGCTTTAACAGATACATGGCGAGGTCGTAATAAACAAAACCAACGACCAAAAGGTCATAAAGTTAGTGATGAGACATTATTAGATGCATTATTAAACAATAATTGGAATATGAGGCAATCTCTCATAGAAGTTAAATTAGCACCAAAGGGTGCTAACTATCCAAGATGCCATCGTATTAAAAGGGAATATTTTGGATAGTTATAGGTTCACAACAAATATTTTAGACAATGAAAAGTCCAATAACTGGTAAACAAATGAAGTTGTATAATGAAAAGAGATTAATTTCTTTCAAGGGTGAAACATTTGAGATTAATTTTCATTATTATAAATGTGAGGATAGTGGAGAGCAATTCACTACTACAGCATTAGATGAATTAAATATACCAGATTTTACTAAATTAAAAATTTAAATATATATGAATATACTTAGCTTGTTTGATGGTATGTCTTGTGGTCAGTTAGCCCTTAATAGGGCTAATGTTCATTATGGCAAATACTATGCATCTGAAATTGAAAAGAACTCAATAAAGGTAACCCAACATAATTTTCCTAACACAATCCAGTTGGGTGATGTTTCAAAAGTTAATGGCAAGGATTTGGATAAAATTGATTTGATTATGGGTGGTTCGCCTTGTCAATCATTTTCTTTTGCTGGGAAGATGAAAGGTATGGCAACAAAAGATGAGAAAGAGATATTATCTTTGGACTCATATTTGTCATTAAAAGAAGCTGGATTTGAATTTGAGGGTGAATCTTATTTGTTCTGGGAATATGTTAGATTATTAAAGGAAACAAACCCAACATATTTTCTATTGGAGAATGTGATGATGAAAGATTATTGGAAAAAGGTAATAAGTGATACTTTGGGGGTTGAACCAATAATGATAAATTCAAATCTTGTTTCAGCCCAAGATAGGAAGAGATTGTATTGGACAAATATTCCAAATGTGGGGCAGCCAGATGACTTAGGATTGTATTTAAGGGATATTATGGAGGAAAGTGTGGCTGACAAATATAACATCACAGAGAGGTTCTATAAGAAGAAAGAGGGAACATTATCTTATAGCAAATCTAGGGGTAATATTAGACCACCAGAAAGAAAGTCAAAGACATTAACAACATCTGGGCATGGAATATCCAATTCAGGATCAACAAACATAAAATTATCTGATGACTATTTGAGAATACCAACACCTTTGGAATGTGAACGTTTGCAAACAGTTCCGGACAATTACACAAATGTTGGTTTATTGGATTCACATAGATATAAAATGTTGGGAAATGGGTGGACAGTTAGTGTTATTTCACATATATTTAAAAACATTCATAATAAAAATGATTAATAACAATACAATAATATCTGATTTTTTAAGTGCTAATTTGGGATATACAATGTTTTTCAAAGTGCCAGGGGGGATTAACAGAACTTATGCTGTTAAGAATAGAACAATAGTATATGATTTTATAAATACCAGATTATATAATCAAGTTTTGGCTAATTTAAAATTGAAATGAAAATAACAAATATTGGAAAAAAAAATCAATTAAATATTAATTTACAATATGTGTTGTTATCCAAATTATCCTATGAGTGGAAGAAAATATATTACATTGAATGTATGAGTGTTATGAATAACTTATTGGCTAGCCGAGTGTTTGCACAAGTTTTGAATAATTTTAAATTAAAATGAATATGGTGAATGTTAGTGAACAAATATTGGTGGAAGTGGGGGAGAAAATTAGGCGGTTTATAGGAAATCAAGTTGATGTCCAGGTTGGGTATGAACTTCAAATTCAAGTGGCAACACAAGTCTTTAATCCGTTATTTGTTTTAGTTGAGAGTAATCTTATTTCAGTTAAGCAAAATTCTAAAATAATATGACAAATATAATAAGTAAAGTGAGAGAACAAGTAGGAAGTAAACTAGTGGTTCAAGTGGAGGGTAAATTATGGAATCAAGCATGGAATAAAATAGGCAATCAAGTATGGGTTCAAGCATCTAATCAATTATTGGCGCAATTAAAACAAAATGTAAAATCATGAAGAATGTATATGAAAGAGTGGGTTGTCGGGTAGGAAATCAATTAGTTTTTCGAATGAGTGAGAAAGTGAGCACCCCAGCAAGAATTAAAGCATGGGACAAAGTGGGTGATATATTATGTGGTCAAATGAGAGATAAATTCTATATACAAGTAACAGAAAATGTATATTATGGTTAAAGTCAACGGTGATATTATATTTAATGTCCAGAACAATGTTAGATGTGAAATTAGTAATATAATTACAAAAAAATTACACAATAATCCTTGGTCTAGGATAGTTGTCCAAAAATATATATTAGCACCCATATATGAACAAGTGAATGAAAATTTATTCAGGTTATCAATACGAAAAATAAATTATGAAAAACGCTATTAATATAGAAGTTAAAGTAAACCAATTAATTATGCGAATGGTTTATAGAACAATGGATTATATTCCTGGTATTATCAGAATTCAAGTGGATAAGGAGACAAAATTCATACCTATGATTGAAAAAAAAGAAATTAAACTAAAACTAACTGGACAATGAGGAATATTCAGTTTAATATTAACATTAGATTGGCTTTACACAATTTGGATCTTAAAACAGAGTTAAGGGAAGAAACATCATATAATCTTTTTATGAGAGTATCTGCTGGTTTAAATAAGCCAATTGCTGAACAGATTGAAACAAGCACTTATGAACCAAATAGGCAAATAACTTTTAATACTAACAAAATTTAAAAATGCAAAATATATCAGGAAGTATTGGTTATGATATATGGACTATCCGTTTAGATATTAACAAGCGTAATAATACGGTAATTCAAAATAAATTAATTAAGAAAACATCAAATGAATTATATATGCAAGTATCTGGAAGAATATTCATTCCATTATCTGAACAAATAGGTAATACAATGTTTGAACAAATACAAGATAGAGTGTATGATAAATCATTTTTTTAATACTAAAAATTTAAAAAATGAAAAATATTTTAGATATTATTTCTTTTGAAATATTGACCAGTCGGGGTAATCCACCAGGATATGACAGAAAGTTCATTCAAAATGAGTTGCTAAACAAAATAACAACTGATTTGCATATTAAAATATATGGAAGATTGCTTATGTCAGTTTCTGAACAAGTGGAACCTTTGTTATTTGATGTGAAAACTAGCGTGAAAATATGAGAAATGTTAAAACAAAAATACTCAATCAAATATTTTATTTACTTGAGATTAAATTAAGTAATACAGTGGATGAAAATGTGGAAACTGAATTGGCTAATGATGTTAGAGAAAAATTGCTGATAACCTATCCACAATTAATTCATATTACAAAAGAAAATTTAAAACTATGAAAAATGTTAAGCAACATATTGGCAAACAATTGTGGTATTTACTGGAGAACAATTTAAAGTATATAGTTGAAAGTAATACAGCAAAAAAATCATGTAGTCATGTAAGAGATAAAACATATTACAAAATTAAGGATGAGATATCAAATGCAGGAATTAATGCTGTTCATATATGAAAAACATAGAAGAAAAAATATATAATAAAATTTGGAATAAACTATCTTTGAAAAGAACTATACTTCCAAGTATAGTTGATAAAAATGTAAGGACAAAATGCATTGATATGATGCTTCTACCAATAATGAATCAAATAGTTTTTAATTCTACCAGAAGTTTGGTGTCTGGGATTAAGAGTAAATTTAAATAAAGATGGAAAACATTAAACAAAAGATTGCTAAAGTTGTGGAATGTCAGACAAATAATTTTGTGTTGTTGCGAAATATTCTTCCAGATGAAATGATTAGAATTGCTAGGCATACCATTTCAATCCCAATTAGGTCGCAGACTATGATAATAACTGAAATACAAAATGTTAATGAATTGTGAAAATATGGAAAACACAGAATATGATGCAATTAGTTTCCCCATCAATAGGTTGCACAATAAACTACCTCCAATAAATATAGGTATTAACTTACGGGTTAGGATATCAAGTAAATTGAATTTGGTTTTGGATGACCAGATTGGACAAGTTGTTAATCCCACTAGACTTAATTTAAGGTTAATGATGTGGAACAAGTTTTAAAAAAATAAAATTATGATATTAGTCATTGGCGAAAGTTGTGAAGATGTGTATATCTACACAAAGAGTGATAGGTTGTCCCCAGAAGCACCTGTCCCGGTATTAAAAGTAATTAAGGAGGTTAAGTCTGGGGGTATGGCCTTAAACGTTAGGAACAACCTGGAGAGCATTAATAGAGATGCCTTTGTTGTGGTTATGACCAACGATAAAAAGATAACCAAGACCAGATATGTGGATTATAAGAGCAATCATACATTCATCAGAATTGATGATGGTGAGCAGTTTCTTGATAAGTTTAATATCAATAATATTGGATCCTATATACTAAATAATACAGATTTGATTATTATATCAGATTATAATAAGGGGTTTTTGAGTGATAGGGATATTGTCAATATTTGCAAATTAAATAAGCCAACAATCCTAGACACAAAGAGAAAATTGACCAAGGAGATATTGGATGTGGTTAGTTATGTCAAATTGAATGAATCTGAATATGACAATAATGAGGATATTATTGGTGATGAATATCTAGGTAAGGTTATCATTACAATGGGTGGTGATGGTGTTTTATACCATAACAGAAAGTACAAGCAGAAGGAGAATATGAAGACAATTGATGTAAGTGGTGCTGGTGATACATTTACCGCAGCATTTGGGTTAAAGATATTGGAGACAAATGATATTGAAGAGAGCATATTTTTTGCAAATGAGATGTCATCTTTGGTTGTTAAGAAGAGGGGGACAAGTGTACCTTTTGATTAAAAATAATTTCAAAATGCTATTGTATTATTCAGATAATGTTTGTATATTTGTGCATCAAATAAATTAAAACTAAATATTATGGAAAATCCAGTAAAGGTTAGTATTGTATTATCTAGTGGACTTATTAAAGTTATTAAAAACTAAAAATTATGGACATTTTATCTTTTATCTACGGTGTAGTAACCGTATTAGTTTTAGCTGTGTCAGTTATTTCAGTAATTGGATTAAAATTAGTACTAAAACTTAGGAAGAGTTTTGATTCATTTATAAGCGAGAATGACGTTTATCAAACCCATATGTTCGATACTCTGAGTAAGAGAATTGAAGATTTAAAACGGGATGTTCTTGATGAAGTCAGAACCAATATGAGGGACACAGATTATGTTGACAAGAGATTGGGGATTATTAGTTCTGAATTGAGGGAAGAGATTTATGATTTACTGGTTGAGGTTGAAAAACTTAAATCAAAGTAATTTAATCTTGATTGAGAAGGGGGTGTGATGGAATCGGTATACATACCAGGCTTAGAACCTGGTGTCGCAAGGCGTGAGGGTTCGAGTCCCTCCATCCCCACAACAATTTAACAAATAAAAAAATATTAATATGATTAATGCAAAGAGTGAATTTTTGGCTACTGTTAGGGATAAAACCGTTAAGTGTGTAGACATCAGCATGTATAGTCAGGAGAGAGGAACAATTTTAAAGGTTGGTCATACTGAAGAAGATTACCAGGTTTTTTTGAAAACTCTTGATTTTGAATATGATGCTGGTTATGGATTACAAGAGTTATATGGGATTATTTGGTTTGAGGATGGAACTTGGATGACTAGGTGGGAATATGATGGCTCAGAAGGTTGGGAATATCATAATGTACCACAAATTCCAGATGGTTTGAAACCAATTGATTTAAATAATAAGGATATTTGTGTTATGTGTGGTATTGAAACACCATATAGTATTGGAACGCATATTGATTATAGAATAGGGTACATTGAAGGTGCTGGACAAGGTTGTTTCAAGAATTGTTCATCATTAACATCAAGAGCATATCATTCATAGATGGATAAGAAAAAATTTAATACTCTTCTGAACAATTTTAAAATGTATCAGAATAATAGTGAAATAGATGAGAAACTGCTAAACACTATCATTGATGTATTCAACAATACGATGTTGAAACATTATAATAACATTGGATTGGAGTGGATTAACTGGTTTATGTATGATATAAATTGGGGAGCCACACCATCCAATGTTGATGGACCAAGAACGGTTAATCAATTATATGATTTATTGGAGAAGGATTATAAGCATCCGTAATATGTAAAATTAATTGTATATATTTATAAAATAAAGTATATGAAATTAAGAAAAATTATATCAACAGCAATAAGAGATTTCATTAATGAAAATAGGGATAATGTTGACCAATTGCTTGACAAGATTAACAAGGATGGAAAGCAAAGTTTAACATATGATGAGAGAACCTATTTAAAGCAGTTTGGGGAGGACAATATTGACCCAGGTCTGGAAGAATGGATATTTGGTGATGATGATAGCACATATGATGCTGATGGTAATAAGTTATTCTATGATGAATATACTGATGATGAAGATATATTCAGTAATGATGAAAAATTAAAGAGGGTTATTAGCAAACATTTAGATAAGAATCCATTTACAAATAATGCAGATTGGGGTGGGGGATATGTTTGGAGACTAAAAGGAAGGGATAATTTTGTTGGAACGTTTTTGTATCTGGGGGATGATGAATTGGTTGTAATTAAAAGAACATTAGATGGTGATCGTTACAATGATGAGGAAATTAAATATATTGATGATAGTAGGGGGTTGTATGATTTTATTAGGACACTATATAAACAATAAGAACTATGAACTACACACATGTTATATGCCAATTTGATACCAGCATACCAATTGGTGTTGTTGATGATTTTGATGATATAAAGAAATTCATTTATGACTACCATCATGAAATAGGATTTGGCATAAATAAAAAGGAAGGTGAATATGACAGGGAATATGATGAATTCCTTAAAGATTTAAAGTTTACACCATTTGATGGGAAATATCCAGATATAAATGGATATGATGGATATTATGAATATACTGATAATGGTGAACTGCATAAGTACAGGGTATATTGTTCTGACCACTATAAAAAATAAATAATATATGGAAACACTGAATCAGTTTATACTACGAAAATCTGGATTAAAGTTTTTCTTCGGTAAATACAGAGGTAAATACATTGACTATGTACTAGATACTGACATATCATATTGCAAATGGATTGTTAATAATATGCCTATGTCAAATGAAGCAAAATATATTATGCAATCGAGAGTTTTTATTGAGAAGGTAATTAATAAACAAGTTACTAACACTGAAATAAAATAATACATAGTATTTATAGATAATAAAAAACACAAAATTATGTATGAGTACAAAGCAACAGTAAAGAGAGTTATTGATGGGGACAGTCTTGTTCTTGACATTGACTTGGGGTTTTACATGTTTATGAATGAAACAAAGATTAGATTGTATGGTCTTGACACACCAGAGATGAACTCTGAGGACCCATTATTAAGATTGCAGGCGGTATTGGCTACAAGATATTTGTATGACAATTTACCAGTTGGATCTAAGGTGACAATTAAGACTATATTGGACAAGCGTGAGAAGTATGGCAGATTATTGGCTACCATAATTACGCAAGATGGGTTTAACCTTAATGATGGTTTACTTGAAAACAAACTGGCAATAAATTATAAGAATTTAACCAGGGATGAACAGATTGCCAAGCATTATGAGAACCAGCAGTATTTGGTTGAGAAGGGTTTTATTATCCTTTAAATTGATTGCAGCATAACATATTGAAAAACCATTCAAGATTAATTTTGGATGGTTTTTTTTTATTTATAACTTGATATATTGGTATTATTTTTTTATTTTTTTAAAAAACAAATATATGGGCAAAATTATTGGAATAGATTTGGGTACAACGAATTCGTGTGTATCTGTTATGGAAGGGAATGAAGCTATTGTCATTCCTAATGATGAGGGTAGAAGAACAACCCCATCCATTGTGGCGTTTCTTGGTGATGGTAATAGGAAGATTGGTGATTCAGCAAAGAGGCAATCTGTAACTAATCCAGAGAAGACAATTTCATCCATAAAGCGATTTATGGGAAAGCGTTTTTCGGAGATTAAGAAGGAGGCCAATTCATTATCCTATAAGGTTAGCAAGGGGAGTAATGACACAATAAAGGTGGCGATTGATGATAAGTTTTATACCCCCCAGGAGATATCAGCAATTGTATTACAGAAGATGAAGAAGGTTGCGGAGGATTATCTGGGACAAGAGGTAAAGGATGCTGTTGTAACGGTTCCAGCATACTTCAACGATTCGCAGAGACAAGCCACCAAGGAGGCTGGGGAGATTGCTGGATTAAACATATTAAGGATTATCAATGAACCGACTGCTGCTGCTTTGGCTTATGGTATGGACAAATTGAATAAGGAGATGACCATTGCTGTATATGATTTGGGTGGTGGAACATTTGACGTATCAATATTGGAATTGGGTGATGGAGTATTTGAGGTGAAGTCAACCAATGGTGATACCAATCTTGGTGGTGATGATTTTGATGGTGTCATTATTGACTGGTTGATTGATACATTTAAGAGTCAAGAAGGTATTGATTTAAGAAAGGATTCCATTGCACTACAAAGAATAATTGAGGCATCTGAGAAGGCTAAGATTGAATTATCATCATCAATTGAAACTGAGATTAATTTACCATATATAACAGCGATTGATGGTGTTCCAAAGCATTTTGTTGCCAAGTTAAGCCGTTCAAAATTTGAGCAGATGATTGAGCCACTTATTGAGAGAAGTCTTGCACCGTGTAAAAAAGCGTTAAAGGATTCTGGATTAAAGTTATCACAAATAAACGAGGTGATATTGGTTGGGGGATCCACAAGAATACCGAAGGTACAAGAGGCGGTTGAGAAGTTCTTTGGCAAGAAGCCAAGCAAGAATGTAAATCCTGATGAGGTTGTTGCGATTGGTGCTGCCATACAAGGTGGTGTATTAAGTGGTGATGTTAAGGATGTGTTATTATTGGATGTTACGCCATTATCATTGGGAATTGAAACATCTGGTGGAATATTTGATGTGGTTATTGAGGCCAATTCTACCATACCCACAAGAAAATCAAAGGTATATTCCACAGCAATTGATAACCAGCCTAGTGTTGAGATTAACATATTACAAGGGGAAAGAAAGATGGCACAAGATAATAGGGGAATTGGAAAATTCATATTGGATGGTTTACCACCAGCGCAAAGGGGTATTCCCCAGATTGAGGTATCGTTTGATATTGATGCTAATGGTATATTGAGTGTAAGTGCAAAGGACAAGGGAACCAATAAGGAGCAATCAATAAGGATTGAGGCATCGACTGGATTGAGCAAAGAAGAGATTGATAGAATGAGAAATGAAGCATTGGCGAATGCTGATGCTGATAGAATAACATTGGAGAAGGTGATTAAATTAAATGAGGTTGATAGTTTAATCTTCCAGGTTGAGAAGCAGATGAAAGAAATGGATTCACAATACTTGACTGAGGATATTAAGACCAATCTAAATGATTTGCTAACGCAATTAAGATCGGCACATTCAGAACAAAGGATGGATGAATTAGATTCATTAATGAATAGTATTAATGATATTATGCAGAATGTATCTAAGGTAATGTATGAGAATGCAAATAACCAAACACCAGAGAATGATGCTAGTGCAACTGATATTGAATACGAGGAGGTAACAAGCAAATAAAAGAAAAGGAGGGGACGTAAAAATCCTCTCCTTTCTTATTTAGATAACGCACAACAAACTTTTATAACAAAACAATATAAGAACCAACCAATACAATTAATGTTCGTTAGAAGCCAAATACGGGGCTTATTTCTTACCCTCACCTGCGGAAGATATACTTTGTAACGCTGTACTATATAATTTATTTAAAAATTCAGAACCACTATTACTAACTTCATTTTCAACATCAGAAGTATCAGATCCTGCTGATTGAACATTAGCATAGTTATTATCATTTATTATATTTTCAAGTCTAGCACCACCTTGTCTAATTAAAGAACTGGTGTGACTCTTTCTATATTTAAGTAAGTTAGAAACTAAAACGTTGGGGTCTTTAATATTATTATTATAATCCCTAACAATAATATTAGCCATTTCTTTAAAATACTTTTCACCATTCCATACAGCATATATAAAGTTAATACATATACCAGCATTAGAATTAATCAAATCAACTATATTCTTATCTTTAACATATCTATTTAAAAATTCATTATACTTAGGTCTAATCATATTAATAGCCAATTTCTTCAACTCACCTTCATACTGTCCACCCATAGAATTCCATTCCCATTTATTCTTTGCATCCAATCTATCAATCAACTCCCAAAACTTAATTCCCTCTGGGGAATTGGTAAAATCTTTACCATGCTTTCTATCCATACCATATAATGTTTCACCAGAAGCACCATATCTACTATCTCTAATCCTACCATCTCTTAGCATATTAGGATGATAGTAGCCACCTTCTAATTTATTAATTATAGTTGTTGCTAATGTATTAAAATCAACTTTAGGTGTGGCTTGTTCACTAATAATATCCTTATACATAATATTATGTATTCTACCAATACCTTCATTTAACCTGTTTCTCATATCTTATTGTTTATATATAAATATAATACAATTATTAATTATATTAAATAATTTATACACATAGATACCATAACTTCATTCCCCCCACCCCCCACTTAACGTTCATCCAGTTGGCTACCGCCCCTGGTTTC